TTTGAGAATGTTACTGGTGATAAAATATCAAATACAGCATCCGATATTGTAAACCTTCGTAAAAAACACGCAGAACTCACACAGAAAAAGTTTAGTGGCGAGGGGTGGTTTGCGCGATCAATGGCTGGAGCAGTAGCTTTTGGCGGGTTAGGGCTTGCTGCCGGTATGGCTGGTGGAGGTATACTATCTGCTGTTACAGTTCCAGTTGGTCTTATAGCGGGGGCTATTATTGGCGCTACTGGCGCAGGTGTCTTAGGCGGTGTTAACAAGGGTTACAGCATGAAGTCTGCCCACAAAGCGTTCGGATCGCAGGCAACTTATGAGGAAGCCATTGGCAACATAGGTATACAAAAACTCGAATCACTAACCACTGATGGACAGAAAAATGCCTTTGTTAAATATTTTGCGGAACAATTAACAACAGCCCGTGGTAAAGATGTTGAAAGAATACAAAACCAGATTGACGCTATTAAAAAATTGGACATGACAACAATTAAATCAGATATAAACTACAGGTCCAGTATAGCAAATCAGGAAAAGAAACTTGAAATGGAAGGTAAAGTTAGAGGCTTTAGATCCAGATTAGTTGATACAAATGATATTGATAAACAAATTCAAGCTGAAGAAAAAAGGGTTGAAGATATTATCGCTAAGTCTAATGGTCAAGTAGATAAAAAAGGCCTTAGTAGAGGGTTGACAGCCTTGGAACAGGAGCGGGCTGCCATCTTGAAGGGTTCAACAACTGCATCAGATCAGCAAATCGCTTCAGCAATAATGATAGCTGAAAGTGGTTATACTAAAGCGTCAGGAATGTCTGAGGAGGCATTTAAAAATATTAAGAGCCTCGCTGTGCAATCATGGGATAAGTGGAGTAAAAGCGCTGCAGCTGCAGATGCTGGGCAATTCGCTGATAAAAAAGCCCTTATGGGAATGACATACGAGTCTTTTATGAAAGATAACAACCTGCAGAAAACCGCCTCCCAGATTTTAATTGGATCTGGCAAAGAGGCTGTTATGCAGGGTAGTATAACTGAAAAATATAACACACTTTTAAGTATGGAACTTGGAAAGGGCAGTACAGCAAAGCCTGTTGAGATCAATGGAACTACTTATTCTGTAATAAACGGCCAGTTAAAGAAGGATGCTGGGGATGGCAAAGGGCAAGCCGATGTAGGCGACAAAGAGCGCGCAAAGCTTTCAGAATTTGTAACACGAATGGAAAAGAGCTCTGGGGACCCAGCGGATTCGAAGCAGGCAATTAATCCTGCACCCCCGATTTTAAACTATTGGAACAATAGGTGGATACTATAATGAGAACAGAAATGGATGGAAACATACGCCCGTGGGGTAGACCAATGTCAGAGCATGATTATGATCTGGCAGCTATAGTACTTTACCAAACAGCAAAAACTGGCAGTACTGATATTATTGATGATGCTGATAAGATTGATATCAGCACTATAAACCCATACCCCGTCAAATCGCAAGTTGCAGCCCCTATCTCATCTTTCTCATCAAGAAGTATTGCCCAAATACAACTTGACGATATAACTCCAACTCCGTACTATGGTATATTCAATAATTTTGCATTAATCAATGTATCAGAGTCAAGTCAGGACATATTAAAGCTTCATGTTAATTTTAGTGAGCATTGGAACTTATTCTTATTTGGAGCATCACCTAAACTCTACTCATTTTCGGGCTACTTTCTTGATAGTAGGGAATTTCCATACTACCAGGAATTTATGGTTGCTTATGAGAAATTCCTGCGAGGAAGAAAGTGTGTCGAGAATGAAATGGAGATGATTATTTCCTATCAGGGTAAAGTTGTCCCGGGGTACCTGACAACTGTAAGTGTGACATCAAGTGCTAACAACCCATTACTAAAGGAATTTACATTTCAGATACTGGTAAGGGAAGAGGTGTGGGTTCGGGATAATATTTCTTCTATAAGGTTTAATGATGGACATGTGACACATAATTATAATGAGCCAAGACTGAATATTCTCAGTAACAAGCATAGATTCCCATCAACAGCTTCAGCTAAATATAAAGGATAAACAGATATGGCAAGTAGTCAGCCTGGCTCAAATAAAGCATATAACTATGACTTCAAACTCTTTCTTGAGGGTATTGAGATTCCATTTTATTCAGCTAATATTTCTGCCACACCAAATGGTGTGGAGGCCCAGGTGAACATCCATGAAAGTGCTGGTGTTTACGATATAAAACCAAAGACAACAGTGCAGCTGTTCTACCGTGATTGGGTGGATTTTGGAAAAGAAGAAGGTGAAGGTGATGGTAAGAAGAAGTGGAGGCTCCTATTTAATGGAAATTTCTGTAAATTCTATAAAATAGACCAGGCCCAATCGGACAGAATGGTCTCATTGATATGCAGAGATTTTCGCTCTGACATAAGAAAGCTACCATCAACTTTGATTAATGCTGCTAATACAACACTTGGCATTTATGACTATAACACCATGGGTCTAAGAGGTGAATACACTATAAATTACAACGGGTCAAACACAGCTGTTATCACCGCGGGGAAAAGATCAGTCCAGAATAAAGCTATTAACCAGCTATGGTTTATGTTGGCAAGAGTAGCCGGCGTATCAATGGGGGAGGGTGGAGACTCTTATGATATATATAATACCGAAGGTTATCAATCCTTAATAAGTGATCTATTAAAGAAAGACACTGATAGTAGTAAAGATTTTCAATATGGATTCTTTCTTGATGCAATAGCTCGTGGGATATGGTTAGAGTCTGTAGCCTCATCGTCAGCGGCTATATTTTTTAATAAACGCGTTCGAATGGAGAAAAACCTATTTATACCACAAAATGAAGCTGGAACATTCATGTTCAGAAAACAAGTTAATGGCGTTGGCGAGCATGATGACGCATTAATGCAGACAATCCTTGGTGGATCTAATTACAATTCTGTTGAAGCTGTAATTATGCGGCTCGCTGCAGTGTTTTCATCCAGCCCATACTCCTGTGCAACCCCCTCAAGAATCGATGTGAGCGGGGCCAATGAAACGGTTAATAATACAATGGATGGCAGAACCAGGAAATTCCTATTAAAGGAGGAAAGTCAGTTCGGCGCCCCTATAATTACAAATCAAGGTATGATACTTCCACCAATGGAATTTACATCACCACCGAATTGCAATCTGATTATGCCGTGTATGTATAGCCGAGTTGAATGGGATTATGATTTTGATATAGATGCTACCAGAGCGCGGTATGGTCTTAATAACTATTTTGCAACTAATAGCAATGATATTGGTAAAAGCACAATAGCTTTACCATATGCTTTAGCTGGTGAGGGTGGATTATATCTTACGGAGCGCGAAAGGTATGTTGGTACCAACCTGATACAAGGCCGCATATCCAATGAGTTGATAGATGAAGATGCAAGGTCATCATTTCTAAATACAACATATGGAGCTGAAAGTTATGAAGAGGCTCAAAAGATTATTTCCAAGCTTAAAGACAAGAAGGTAGAATCCGATGGAGCCAATGAAGCTGCCACAAACGACCCTGATATAAAAGCTAAAATAGAACGGCTTGAACAAGCTATAAAAGAAGCTGACCAATTAAATAATAAGAGTTACTTTGGTAGAACAAACGCTATAAAACACCATGCTAGATTACAATTTTTTAATTCGAGATTTAATGGTAGGGCATGCAGTATTGAAATGACTTTTAATCCGTTTATTATGCCTGGATTCCCCGGGGCCGTACTGTCAGGTGAGAATGCATTCCACGCTGGTGAAGCCAAAACAATTATTGGAATGGTTCAACAGGTAAAACACATTATAACAGTTATGCCAACTGGGGGGAGCGCCACAACATCTGTTATGATGAATAATGCGCGATTCGAGGATGAGCCAACCGACATGGATGATAGCGGCTCGCCACTATATATGAAGGCTACTGACAAGACACTTGCCGCTGTAAACCCTGAATATAAATACAGTAATAGCCTTTATTTTCCGCCGCCACCAAAATCCAGAAATCAGTTTAGAACCAAGAACAATGAAATATTTGATCTTGATATCGATACAGGGTCGGTTGGTGAGTATAAATACGTCAAAGATTTGACATGTATTACCAATGACCAAAAGCAGAATGGGATTACTAATAGAGCCTACCTTGATGCGGCGTATGAACCATCAAGAATTCCAAATTTTTACAAACATGTGCTCGGGATACCACATAGCTTCATGGTTGAGGCTGGCGATAAACCTGGTAAACTCTTTGCATTCGACTCAATGCATGAGGCTTTTGTAAATTTAAGAAAGAACCATGCATCATTTCTGTACAATTATGAAGATGCTGTTAGGTATACATACCGTCGAGTAATCAACGCAAACGAGTTTATGGTTGGAATTATGAATTACTCCAGAAAAACAACAAGGGATAGAGTGCAGACATCTGGTAGATCCTCCACCTTGTTGAACGAAATCATATATTCGAATAAATATGATGGAGCAAATGTAAGTGGAGAGAAAATGGATCAGGAATATTACGGTGTAGCAACTGATGATTATGAATCCAAGAAGGGGTTTTATAATGACCGCAACCTTGAGCCTGGTAAGTGTAGCTCTATTCGTGAGAGATCTCCGGCTACAGCTTTGATTGAGGAGAGAAAAACTGCCATACGCCGCTACAAAATAGAGGCTACAAAAAGCTCTCAGATATAATAATTTGTATTTACCGGGGATTAGATATATTTTACTAATCGATACAAGAAATGGAGGTTTTGATGAAAAATTCTTTGTTGCAAAAAATAGCAGAAATGTCCAGTGACAGCACTGTAACTGAGTCTACAACATCATCAAAATCAACATCCTCATCCGGATCGGCATCAACTGCCGGGGCAAAAACACCAACAGCTGATCGCCGTAAGTTTACTGGAGATATGTCACCAAATTATATAAAACCAAGCCCCAGTGTTACAAAGTTGACACCAAGAGCTCCAACTCCGCCACTGCCATTCAGAAGGAAGTAAATTATGCGTAGTATTGATCAGATTTATAATGATGCATTTAATGATGAGCTTGAGAAGCACGCTAATATATTCAAAGGCCTTAGACTTGCGTATACTGGCGCAAGAAGGGGATTGCGTCAGGCGGTTGGTGTACAAGCGTATAATGCCACTAAAAGTTTTGCCAACCCGGTAGCTAAAGGGGCTATGGTTGGGGCCGGGTTGAATATTGCAGTTGGAGATAAGGACCAGGGTTTTATGGAGCGCGCAGTAAAAGGGGCACTTGTTGGAGGTGCTGTTGGAGGTGGAAGGCGTTTAGTCCAGTCAAAACCATTTCAAGCTAAATGGAATGAAACAAAAGCAAAAGTTGGTAACTATATACGGACACAAAGCAGATTGACACCTGGAGCGTCAGTATAATATGGATGATTCTGATAAAATTGTTGAATGGCAGAAAACTCGAGATCCAAAACTCTTTCTCGAGTTGACACAGCAGTTTAAACCACTTGTACATAAGACTGTGAATCAGTACCGTACAACTGGAATTTCAACACCAACTCTCACAGCGAGGGCTCGGTCAAATTTTATTAACGCCCTGAACACGTATAATCCAGATTTTAATACTCAGCCGATTACTCATATATACAACCACCTCAGGAAAACTCAGCGCCAGGCAACTGAATCCATATCATCAGGACGGATACCTGAGCACCGCAATATGAAAATGGCAACATACATGACAGTGCGCACCAATCTTGAAGACAACCTCGGCAGAGAACCAAGCGCCGCAGAGTTAGCTGATGAACTTGGGTATTCTATGAAGTCATTAGAACTTCTTGAAAAAGAAATAGGTGGAGAAGTAACAGCATCTGGAGCTGACTTTCCGTTTTATGGTAATTCTGTACAATTTGAAAACAAAGATCTTGCCAATGCTGAGTACATCTACCATAGTGGCCTATCTGATAAAGAGAGGGTTGTTATGGAGCACACATTTGGCTTCGGTGGAAAGTCAATACTCAATAATAAAGAAATATCTGCAAAGCTGAATACAAATGAGATGGCTGTTTCCAGAATGAAAAAAAAGCTCGGAGAAATGCTTAGAGAGGCCAGGTAAGCCTGAGCATGGATAAAAAAGATTATCTTAAGGGTGAGTGCGGGATTGCACTAGATATAATAGCCCAGCGAATAGCGTTAGAGAAGATAAAAGAATCAGTACGCGATGCTATTACAAAAATAGTTGAAATATTTCAAAATATAAAATGGAGCACAATACCCAAAACACTCCTTGCAACCGCACTGGCAGCTGCAATGCAGATATCAGCGGATCTAGCCAGCTCTTTGGTTGGTAACGCAAGCCAAGCGGCACTGGCTATGATACAAGCTATTTTAGCACCACTATTAAAATTGATACTAGCTTTTCCAGAGTCATTAATGTCACTTGTAAGGATTCCGCAGGATAGCGCAATTGCCGCAGTAGCATCTGAACGTGAATATCTGAATAAAGCCCAGAATAACCTTATTATTATTTCGGGTATCATTTATAAATGGAGTGGAGCTGACAATAGGTATGACTATACAGATCAAATGCAGAAGGTTGTGAACCTATTGGGAGTGGCAAGAAAAGAATTGTCAGTTGTTATTCAACGGCTTGATGTTAATTATAATAGCCCACAAGATGAGCAGAGTGCTTATTTTGATTATAATAGATTTCAGGGTGCGTTATCTTTTTTAAAGGCTGCTATTGATACAATTGATGTAGGATCATCATTAAAGATACTAGACAACATCGATAAGGCTCGCAAACAAAAAGCCGATGAACTTTATCGTATTGAAGAGCAAAAAATAAAGAAGGACAAGCAAGATGAGCTTAAGAAGTTGTCCGATAAGTATTATGAAAAAGCCAAGAGTGGCACCGGTATAGACGCTGGACAGGAAGAGTCAACATCATTTGAAAAGGGTATAGCATCGGCAAAAGGCGACGCTGCAGCTATGTGGTATAAGGAGCAGCGTGATTTTATAGAGGCTAAGTACAAAGGAGCCCTAAGCCTTGCCAGAACACGGGCGGAAGCCAAGGCGGCTATTGATAAGTCTGTGTACAGCATGGCCGGAGCCTCATTTGCCGATGAATTCCAAGCTGATCTGGATTTAGCCCTTGAGAATGCGAGTAAGTTTACAACAAATATGTACCATGCATATCTGTATAATAAAAAGAGTCAGATGTATACATTGTCAGTATACAACTATAAAACTATGATTTCAAATATGCTTGGATTTCTGATAGACCTGATTCGAAATATGGGGAATGCAGCTGCAAAAGCTCCAGCTAAGCTTCTTAAAAAGGCTGATGAAAAAATGGAGCTTGTCGAAATGATGTTTACAGAAACACTTGAATCCGGTGATGATGAAAACAGATTCAAGATGATTGCAGAATTATCAGCTGGAAAGCAATTATTAAATTTCTCAAAAGCTATGATGGTGGCGGGATCAACAGACGAGCTGGTAAAATTAATTAATGCTGATGAATTACTACTTGCATCCGATGCTGATATGGATAAGCTCCTTGAGCAGATAAAGAAGATACCGGATTGGAAGGGGCAAATCGATCAATGGGGTACCAAACTGTCATTAGTACAGATTGGCAATCCATATGCTACCGTTGTCCCAAAAGCGGCCATTCTGGCACTATTGCTTCCACCAGCTCTATTTATAAGGTCTGGAAAAAAGGCTAAAATAAAAGTTCGCGAATTTAATACTATCCTTGACAGCCTATTCTTTCATAATAGTGTTGTAAATTCAGCCCTTAACTCGTATATTGTGCCAAAACACCCTGTTGTAGCTGGGTTGGAAAAAGCATTGAAAGCCGCTGGGCTCTTAAGTATATTTGCGGCTGGATTCGGGTTAAAAAGCTTAATTGCAAATATCGTAGACATGGTTGGTGATTACAAAGATCTGCGACAGTGCCGCGATAATGCATTTGAGCAAGGCCTTGAAGCCGGGTTGCTCCCGGGGTATGGGTCTGTTACAGATGTTGATATTAAAAAGCAGAAGTATAGCTTTACAGGTTCCGTAGAGGATATAGAGGTTACTGACCCTGACGCTAAAACCAAACGCCACAAAAAAAGGGTTGAATTTAAAGCTGAATCTGATAGTACAAACAACGAATTAAGAAAAGTGTCGAATAAAGGGATGGGTACACCTATCTTTTCTGAGCCAGAAGCTGTTCCAACAAGATAGATTGAAGTGGATAAAACGCTTTCCATATTATATTTTAACTATAAAGCGTTTTTCTATGGGGTAAGATAATGGATATTGATTTTACAACAACATTGGATATTAAAAATGGCGATATCTCAATTGAGCCTGGTACAAGGTCAGTATCAGGTAACAGGGCTTTATTGAATCAGTTTGAGATAACATTATTAACTTCATGGCGTCAGTATTTCTACCCTGATACAAAGCAGGTTGTCGAGGAGCGATTCGGTGGAAATGTAATATTTGGCGGATCATCGGTTATGAATGTTAATAATAAAGCGGAGATAGCCGCCGCAATGACTGCTGCAATCAGAAATGCTGTTATTTCAATCAAATCTGATCAGGCTGGTAGAATACTGCTAAGTACCGAGCGGCTTTCTTCAGCCTCAATTGAAAGCCTTGAGTCATATGGAGATAGAGTTGTAGCCGTTGTTAATGTCGTGCCAGAGGAAATAGAGCCGGAATCAGACTTGAAACTGAACCTGCCTGTCATAAATATTAAGGAGTTTTAGAATGTTTAACATGATCCAATACATCAGAGACAGGTGGAGTCAGGTATCTCCGGCAACTGGTCAGCGCGGAACCTTTGTTGACGAGCTGGCAACAAAGCCGACTGGTATTATTATATCTGATTTCTATAATGCTCTTAATGATGCCAGGATGACCAATAATATCAATAATTGGCAAAATATGACAGAGGAACAGCTTGGTGACTTTGCTGCAAGGTTCTTTATTAAGAGAGCAGAGGGTAACCGGGCAGTTGGAACCATCACGCTTTATTTTGATACTACAACATCATTTGATGTTAATAGTGACGTTATATTCGCCGCGGATGACGGCACAACATACAATATAGCACAACCTATTACTGTGACAAAGGGTTTTCTGAAGGCGTCTGATAATCCGTATGCATTATATGAGGTTACACTGCCCATTGTTGCCACATTACCCGGAACTAGCGGGAATAAGCAACCTGGAACAATTACTGAGGTAAGAGGTCTTTCTGTAGGTTATAAATTTGCATCAAATAAGAACATTGTGTCTGGCGGAGTGTATCGCGAGGATAATGAGAGATTATACAACCGCATGAGAAGGGCGATTAATGATCGGTCACTCTCTAATGAGAGGTCTATTATATCTATGCTGCCTGAGTTTTTCCCGATCGTTAGAAATGTCTATGTGGCTGGTGCTGGTGATCAGTACATGCAGAGAGACCTCATTTATGGTGTAACCAGAGGCAACTCTGAAGCTAACTATCTTGGTAAAACCCCTGGAAATAACATTGTTCCACATATTGGATATGTAGACTTCTTCCCGCCACGTATAGGATCATTGTCATATGTGAACTATAAACCGTTTACACTGAGTTCGGCTTATGAATTCCCCGTAACAATATCACCTGTTGATAGTGAAAGCGATACAATAGAAGACCCTGGACTTGATGGAGTGGCACTGGAAAGTGAAATGAGCATAGAGCAGTATACTGGGCTTTATTTTGATGATATCACAAATAATATGAATCAGCAGACAGAGCCTATTCTTGACACCTTTCTCGATGGTCTTGATAGCTTTGTTGTTGGAAACCATTATCGTCCGGCCGGCGTATTTGAAGAGCTTGGTAGTGATAGTGACCTATCAGTAACCCCGTCACCAGTATCACTGGAAAACGGTGAAATAATACTTTCGGCAATTACCAAGACAGCATCAACTATCATGGCTATGGCGAATATTTCAAAGCGTGGCGGTGTGAAGCTTACAGGGAAGATATCATTCCCGGACCCAGATGATGATGAGGCTTACTATAACAGCACATTACAGATAGGGGTTGCAGGGGATAATAGTAGGAATCCTATGAAAGCTTTTACTGGTATAGGTTTTGGAATACATTCATATAAGCCATACGATAACTCGACTAATAATGCTGCAATTTTTATCTATGTCGGAACATCTTATGATCAAGATCAGGTATATGCAGCCCCAGACTGGTACGGTGGAACCGCCGCTGACGGGAACGCTATTATTGAAATCCCGGCAACCTTGGATTATGCAAAACAGTATGAATTCGAGCTGTTCTTGAATGATAGATCATCTAATGGCGACAACCGTGATAGTAAAAGAAATGTCAGTGCAACACTTGTACTATCAGCAGTTGGAGAGGTTACAACGCCTATAAAGCTATCGGCGCCAACATCCTCTTTTCAGCCTATACTGAATGAATTTGTTGATAATAGCAATTATATGTTTGGCGAGTCCGTTAAGATATCATTAACCCCACGCAATGCTAACAACAAAGGTCAGTGGATTGTATCCGACCTAGTTGCTGTTGATATAGCAGAGAGTCATGCTCAAGCATACTTTGCTATTGATGTTGAAAAATTAACCGGTAATGTTGAATTGAAGTTGTCAGCATATGGCTCAGGATATCGTGGTGCAACATCCGTTGAGGGTGTTAATGTGTATATCTGGAACCCGAATGGCGACCCTATATTTAATCCGTCCTCATCACTCAACTCTGGAAACTGGCAACTAATACCTGAGTTATCTGGTACAGCATCAAACATCAATAAACCCGCATACTATGAAATTGGAAATATTTCCAATTACATTCTTGGCGGGGCGTTCTCGGGCAGAGTAATGATTATGGTGCAGTCAATTGGAGCATCGAAGGCTTTTTCGCGATATGCCGGGGGAAACCTTGCTGATGTAGAGGCTGTTTTGAATGTTGGATACATTTCAATGAGTGATAAGAGTACGAAGTATTACCATTCTAACACTGAATGTGATGTCTATGCGACAACATACTATAACATCGAGCAGGTTCCGGCATCAACGATTGAGCTTACGAAACTGTCTACAGAATCATATTTTACACTCAGTAAGACAGCTGGCGCAGATATGCCTGTGGCCAATATTTTAGGTATTACTGTGATTTCTCCTATCCAGGGGGCTATAAGGATATCTGGATCTGAATACACTACACAGTATGAATCTGATGACTATAGAAACAGTGTCCAAGAGGTTATCAGAATAACCCTTGAAGATCAAGGTGTGAATACAATACAGGTTGAATATGCGACATATCCAAGGATATCTAATATTCAGGATTTCTTTTCATCCTCTATTTATAAGCAGAATTTTGGATCATATCTGGTTAAGCACGCTTTTCCTGTAAGAATTTCAATAGCATTTGCTTACTCTGGAAACTCAGAGCCCGAAGATGTCAGGTCAGCTGTTGCGCTGTTTATGGATGAAATGGTTACGACAGTTTTCAGTATGGAGAAACTTATAGAATATCTCCGGGGCGAGGGTTATATTATCAGTGTTAATGATAGCAGTGTATCTATTGAATATACAAAATTGAATAGTAGATTTGAACCTGAGAATTACAAGCTTGACAGCAGTAGCGGGTACACCCTGGTTATTAAGCCGATCGAATTCTTTTATGTTGATACTATAACAATAGAAGGGGCTTAATTTGGAAGCCACATTTCATTATAGATACTCAGAGCTTGAGAATGGTATTGTGCCAATGGGTACAAAGCTATATCCGTATGCCACATGGAGCCAGCTTAAGAACGCTGTAGAAAACTCTATTGCCGATGAAATAAAGATTATCATCCATGATAACCTTTCGGCAGGCAAGGTTTCAGAAAGTATTATTATACCATCTAATGTTACAAAATTAACTATCACAGGGTTTGATGGTGGCGTTGGAATGCTTGATTTACACTTTGAGGTTTCAGCAGCATTTGTTTTAAATCCAGTTAATAACACCAAAATTATTATTAATTCTACATTTTTCAAGGCAGCTTATAATACGGGGACGCCATACACCTCGTCTGTATTTGAGGTTATGAACGCTGATGTAAATTATGATATTGACTTCATCAACTCGTTTCTTATCACTGGTATAGCCGGTAGCAATGAGCTTACCATGGTAACAAGTGATGCTGGTGTTGGAGATTTTGAAACTTCACATTGCAATGTACGATATCTCGGGTGCAGCTTTAATGGTTTCGATATGATTCTTAATGCGTGCACGGGCTCTGGATCAACTACTACAGTTTATGATGCAATTTTCAGAAACACAACATCACCCATTACAGGGGCAAACTTAATAATTGATCATTCTGAGTTTGAACTGGCAGACCCAGGGTTTGACCCTAGTGAAATAGGTGCGGATGTTATATTCTCTGCATCCTTCCTGTCTGCCTATGATCTTACTGGAATAGCTGCATCAGGTGCCTCGATCGAAACTGCTTATTATAAAAAGATAACACTGTTCACAACAACTTTATCTGGTGAGATACTGATAGATATTGCTGGCAATACACGGCTTGGCCCCGGGGCATTTTATTACTCAGGTGCAAGGATATATGTTGATCTGACAAAGGCATCTAACGGGTCAGGGTCTCAGTATGACCCTTGGAGTGGAGATCAGTTTATAGATCTTGCAGGTGTGAATGCCCCATCAACACATCCATATGCAGCTGTATTTAAAATTAAAGGCTTGAAAGAGATGGGTAGTGTTCAAGGGTGTCTTTTAATAGGCATAGCAGACCAGAACTATATGACGTTTGAATCATGGGATCTACAAAAGCATGGTCCGTGGGGATTGATATTAACCGGGGTCGTAACACTGTGCGGAGCATTACGGATAACATTCCCAACAAGCGCTGATATTGTAGATATAAAAGATTTCATCTTGATATCCAATACCCCTGACGCTAATTTCAACATTTATCCATGCGAGTCATCAAGTGGTAGTGGTAAGATTAGATTTTTAAATACCAATATTCATTGTAACTTATTTACAATAGGTGGAACGCCGGTAAGAGCTGGTCACATTGACTTATCACACTCATATCACGATATTGAATTTGCAGGATCAATAATATCATCTAATAAGCTTACATCGGGCGGCGCACTCACTGCGAACCATTTAATAAAAGATAGCATAACCAATATTAGCACCTATGAGGCCGCATAATGTCGACTTTAACATTTCAGAATAGTGAAGTCACTATACAAAACCCAGGTAGTGTTGTATCAATCAATACCACCTGGGAATCAAGCATTGGAAGTAGAATTGCGGACAGTATATACTCAATTGATGATGCTATATCTTTATTCAAATATTCAGAAGTAGCGCCAATACAAAATGGCAGTGAATCTGAATCTTTGTATCAATTTGGAATAGACGGTGTCGCAAGAGATGGAAAGATAGGATCGCTATCATTTTTTGAGGCAGCACTGAGTGATGTTAGTGTCACAGGAAAGGTGTGCGGACCTCAATACCCGTCAATCAATTACTGGAAATTCTGGGATTACATATCAACATTCTGGAATTTGAAATCTGAGGATTTAACTAATTGGTTTGAAGCTTTTTGGACAACACTGAGCGAGGTTAATCATAAAATACTCTTATATGCAGGCAGATATAGAAGTGTAATTAATCAAGAGAAGGCGCAAACGGAAGTGTATGACTATATGTCATCTGTTGATATTGGCGTTTTAAACTCTACTCCTATACCGCTTGATCCAATATCCGGAAGTATAAAGTATCTTATTATTCCGGCAGGCAGTGTGGTGGCCTTACCGCCAAATGCCAATGTTGAAACTGGCGACCTTGAGTATGTTAATTATATCCCAGTAAGCGAATCTGCCTACTCGGCTATTTATGATTTATTTCAAGATGGTGTGGATAAGTATGCAGTAGTTGTCATAAAAGGGGATGATGAGAAGAGATTTTACAAAATACACAGCATCGTTTCGAGTCTTACCGGCGATTACAACCCTCAGTCAACTCAGAATAATGCATACGCACTTGAGATACATAGTAATCTTGGTGAACTGCTTAATAAGGATATATCATTCTACATCACTACCGGTTTATCATATAATATCGATCCAAACATAGAGGATATTGGCTATCTTAGAATTATTAATGCGGACACTAAGGAAGATCAATATTTTGAGAAGGGTATAGATTTTGATGTGCGAGATGGCTTTATCGAATTCAACGTTAGGCCAGAGTACTCCGGGGCTGTGTATTGCGACTATGTAGCAATTAAAGACCAGTACCTGTATGAAGCCTATGGCAATATGGTAGGTATTAATGGGTGGTCAGGCTATAATCATTCTAATACATCAGGGAAAACAGCCATTAACTCCACCATGCTTGGCCTGCAAACCCCTGACAGAGCTGACGAGGCTATTAACGCATTATATGGAGCACCTATAGCTGCCGATAGCGGAACTGTAGTAGGGCTATTTGAATCATATGGGTATGAGATAGTCAGCGTTACAGAGGTTGGATCCACACCGTCAGGAATAGAGTATGACATAGCACTCAAGGTTCCGGGGAAACTCTCTTATATGTTTTATGACGGAGGACAAATACTCTCTGAGACGGCTAATGAAATACTGAACATCAAGAGGGTTATCAACCGTGACTCCGGCGTTATCAGGATTATAGTTGCCGGATCACAGGTAGTGCCCGCAATATTAGGCGTTGTGTATCCAAGGCTTATTAATAAGTATTCCGTAGTAGGATACACAGATGAAACAGCAGACACCCCGGCGCAGATAACGATTCAATTTGAACAAGGGCACGATGCAATTCAATCATTAATTAATTTTGTACAGAGCATGAATGAGTTCAGGAAGTATCCAGAAATAATACTATACAACTCGCCGTACAATGGTATTCACCACATCACAGCTGTTGGTCGTAATCAAAATAATGCTGGAAATGTAGATATATCACTATTTAAACATGTTAATGATTTTATTAATGAGTATAACGACTACGTTGGTTATGAGGATATCCCGAATGACTCCGGAGTAGCCCATATACCATGGTTGACTCATAAGTTTCTTCTGGTTAATCATGGTGGGTGCAAGTATGAAAGATACTATATTGATTCCAATATGGACACCTTGTATGAGGCTGGAGATACCGTGTCCATGTACGACCTTTTAACTACAAATGTAAATAAATTTGACTGGGAATCCTTTCCAAACTGGGGCCGATTTATTAATTTTGATCTATATAATGATCATGATGAAAAATATGGAGCATTATTTATAACAGCAGAAAACCACGGGTCATCTGCTGGCGAATATATACCCGTAGACTTTAAAACCTATACCGATAGGCGGTAAAAAGATGATTACTATTGACACGACAGCTGAAATTGCAATGCTGACACAATTACGGAATGCATTTGACCTCCCTGGTGGAAATGCTGTACTTCAGATTCTAGGCACAGTAGGTGCAACACCTAATACGCCAATCGCATCTGTGGAGATATCACATATTTCAATACCGGTATCTGGCAGTATGTATCTCGCTTTTCAGAAAACATCGGGAGATACCACAATTGAAATGGAAGCGTCATGGGTTGGCGGCACACCTGGAAGTACCGCTACAGCTACAAGTTTTAGGATACTGGATGAGGCTGGTGGTAACACAATATTAAGCGGGTCTGTTGGCATGAGTGCTAATAATGATATACAGTTCGCACAGACCACCTGGGAATACCAGAAGCAAATTGTTATCAGCAATCTTCAGTACTCAATTATCAGCCTAACCATTTGAAAACCAGTGGTTATAATGTATATTGAGTGAATAAATAATTAATAGAAAGGGCAAAACTATTATGATGAAGAAAAGTATTAATATTACATATTCAGACATGTCTGATATGTATATACACCTCGCTAATGCGGTAGATCTTTTACAGCGCACCGGGGCTGGTGCTAGGTTTGTTGTCGTCTCAGATGCCAATATGGAAATATTGAAGTCAGCATTGGTTAGTGGTGGATGCGAGTCTGTATCTATAAACTTTATTCGACAGTACATGGAGCAGGCTAAGCCTATACATGAAAAGTATTGTAATATGGTTGATGGAAAGATTGTTCCGACCCAACTGATTGGAGATAACGGCCAGGGAATTGCTATCAAAATAGACGGCCTTTCTTCTATTAAACTGTATGATGTAAGAGATCGCAGTACTATAGATTCGTATATCGATGAAATGGTTAAACTAGCTGATTCTGATATTTCGAAGGATTTCCGAATAGCTATGGATAAGAGCGTTGATATTGAATTGAATATCATTCCACTTGAAATGCTTCCGGACAATATTCGAATTCCTGTAAAATACACAAGACTGCTTAGTGAAATATAACCGGAGAAAACAATGAGTAGAGTATTATTACTGTGTGAAAACGCATCATTTGTTGCTCAAATATCTAACCATTTGATTGCAAATGGCCACACAGTAATAAACTCAACATCATTCCCAACAACTATATCCAAAACCACCTATGATCATTGCTGGGTGTTATACTTTGGCCCCCTTGGCGGTGGAACTGGTGAGCCTACTGCAACTAATAGAACAAAGCTTCGTAATTTTATGGCTGAAGGTGGCATTGTCCTTTTGTTCACAGATCACCCGTATGGTTTAACAGGCAATGCCTCATACTTAACCAATGTCGCTGTTAAAGAGTTTGTTAAGAGCATTGTCCCACCGGCAGTTGTGCCTGTTGAGCCATTCCCGTACATTGAGTTGAACTCTAACAGTATGGCAACACAAATTGCATGGAATACAGTCAATGCGGCATCGTTTGGATTAGACACAACACCGGGTTTAAATGTTAATAATACAGCAGTAATATTTGACGCAAACCTCCTTGGTGGAACAGGTCTTCTTTATTGCGTTGGATACCCAGACCAGTGGTCTATAGTTGGGTATAATGGGAGCGATCTACAGGCGGCTTATCAACCTGGAATGTTGATTGTTTTACTGGATAGAGCAAACTGCTTTGGTGGTGACTTTATTCTACAAACTATCAGCACCGGGTTTTTCTTATCAATACTTGGCTATGAAGGGGTGACACTTCCAATTTACAGTGTATCAGCAAGTCTTAAAAGTGAGCATGAGATGTTCTATGATGCAGCATATATTGATCAACCATACGTGTCGCTTAATGCTGAAATTAATTCATTGTCATTCCTATCATCACAGACGGATATTTACAATCTGATAATAAAATCAGATGATGTATATCTACGAAGTAAAGATGGTAGCGGTAATATCAACTATATCTCCGGAATACCAGAGTCAAAACAGTTTTCAAAGATAACTGATTTAATGCAATACCTGCTTCAGAACGCATCATCATATGAAGATGCTGATATTAATATTCATCTTGAGGGAAATGTTTTATTTCCATATGATGTTGGTGATACAACATTTAACCTGAGCGGATTTTCAGAAAGTGCTATAAAATCTTTTAATTTTATGACCTATAGCAGAGAGCTGTCGAGCGGGGCTGCTACATTACTGTATGATAAAAGCCTGGTTAATCAAGATGAGGCCACCGGCTCTGTAAGAATAGATCAGTTGAAACTCTTTCTTACGCCAGGAGAAATCCCGGGGTCGCTTATAAATGGATTAAATATCGATGAGTTGAATATTGCAAATTCTATTGTTGAGGTTATTGACGGGTTATCATCTGATATGTCTACAGCATCAGTTGTAAAATTTATTAACTCTATGCTTATTGCACATCCAAGTTCTAATACACTACAGATAACCCAATCATCTGGCGGTGATAGTATAATGGCTAACTCAATTGTGTTAGTATCTGAACAGGTTGATATTGATATATCTTTTCTCGACAATGCGATATCAGACTCTATAAAAAATAGTGCTGCATACAACTACGAGACCGGCTATACAGTCGCGCTTCCAACAATGCCGGGTGGAGATAATATCATAAATCAGGATCCAAAGATTTTACAAAACCCATTCGATACAGCTGGTGAGCCATATAATTATGACTACACCTCAGTATATGGCTCACCGCTGATAAATAGTGGTGATAATACCTTGTACTATCAGAATGAATCATCAGGATTTGATATTGATGGGAGAATGCGCATCTTTACGAACAAAAATATTGATCGCAGCCCTTATGAGTCCCAGATTTTACGATCATTTTTCTTCAGTGATGATATTCTCAGATTGTTCCAGGATAAGGTTATTTTCACGTCAGTGCCTGATCCAAAATTCACAATCAAGAGTACAGGGGATAACCTGGATGATCTCTATTATTCTATTGAAATAGACTCGTCAATTACTGATAAGGATGCTTATTGGAATGAGTTTTTTCGTGGATCAAAATGTATTATGCAATTACGCGACTTCACCCGTATTGTTGAGGCTGAATATGATAAGGAAGATATTAAGATTGGTGAATTCGAAGCGCACTTTGATGCTGGTAATAGAATGATTATTTTTAGAAAGACATCATCAGCATTGTCCAATATGTTCTCTCCACAATATAATAATGGGCGATATAAATATTATTATGACGGTGACAACTTTAAGTTGAGTGTGTATATAAATAATACATATTATAAAGGGGCATCCGGCCCAAGAAATCCGGTTAACATCAACAAGTTTGGTGGAAACACCGTCATTGCTTAAGAGGGATTTATGAATACTGTTACAAATAAAGATTCAATACATGAGGTGCTGTTAAGTACTCCCCGAGAGATATCTCACGCATGCGCAGTCACTGTGAGGGCGTATACTAAAAGCAGAATGAAGGCCAACGCATCATTCAAGCATAAAATAAAGGGTGATGTAGAGGCGAATAACAATCTTGCCTATGTGGATTTCCTAAATGATCATGATATTGCCAACACTGAATATTCACCCATAGATTTCTTTAATCAGACTATTTGGGGTTATAACCAAGAGCTACTTACAGATAATGCTGAAGAGGTTTCCGAGGAGATTTACGAGTCACTGGGTGACCAAACTGGTAGATCCGCGAGTATATCTTATAGCAATCCAGAACAATGGTTGACAATATACCCATTCACAGATTTACATAAAGACTCAGGTGATGATGAATATTTTATTAAAATGAGTTTATATCATGCGTTTGGCGTGTCTCCAATTCTACACACTGTTGCTACCACTACTGCAGTTGTAGAAAATACTAATAACCTCCTTATGTCTAGTATTGTTGGTAGCTTTGTACCCATTATGCCAGATATGGATAATGGTGATACTTATAAACTTGAGGGCTTTCAATTATTACGTAGGCAGAGTTTTGTAAAAATAAAAAGCCTATCAAACTCAACACCGTTACCAACAGATTACCTGACCATGAACTGGTTTATTGAACCGGACTACTATGATACAACACCATTTTTTGAGAAGGCTGAAGAATGGAGTATGGATGTAGTTAGTGCAAAGAAAACATTGCATGGATACATTGGTACACCCATATTTACCGACATCAATAATCGCATGCTTGATTATACTGAATACCCGGAATGCTTCTTTGCCCCCCAGACTAAAAATGGATCAAGTGTGAAATTGGCACATATGGAAGTTGTATGGGGCAATGGCAATGGTCAGGCTGGTATTGGCTACAATGTAACTGGAAAGCGTTTTACAAATAAGATATCAAAATATGAACTATCCGATAATAATTATGTAAGTCGTGGAATAGCCAAGGGCCAGGTTGCAAGATGGGATTATCCTCCTACATCTCCCAGCAGCTCTCTGCTATATGATAGTATCACCATGTATGATAAGTACCATAAATGTTATACTGGCACGCTGAATTGCGAACCATATCATGAGATGACACCTATATCTGACGGGGCAGTTGTTGCATGTAGGTTTGTGAATAAAGATAATCTTAAGCCAGACCCAAGGCCTCCGGTCGGGTATAGCGGTAATGGTGAGCCAATTTTTTTAAGTATAGAGGCCCCATTCAGCTTCATCAGAGAGCTTAATCAGCTGCTTGAAAAGTCAGATTATAATACTGATATAATACATACTGTTAAGTGTATGTTTGATCAGAATTACTCTATAAAATCCACACCACCCAATGGGTCTCCATATTGGAGATTTGGGCATATATACTATAAACGCAATGATAATGATATAGACTATGTCATCAATGGTGATGGTGGTGCAAAAATACCAACAAGATTTCTATTATCAAATACCGGGATAGGCGTTAATGACGGATCTTCATATGACTTCCCAGTACACAGGATGATCGACACCAGTAAGTATGATAAATGCGTCATAGCGGGAATTGCCGAGATTAGCAGTGCTATTAATTCACGGCAGTCTGTTTATAATTTGTACCTGACTAATCATAATGCGTACAATGATGATTATAAGGAATTCATGATTCCAATGGAATTTAATTTTGATCCAGATGACGCTGAAAAGGTTAGCTACTTAAAAGTGATCAACGTCGAAGATGGCGAACTCCTTAGGCCTATGGTGCATTTCCCAGGATATAAGGGGAACATAAAAATTATGAAGGTTAGCAGTCTTCCTGCGCATAAAATATCCAAGAAGCCTAATGGGATGGCGACAGCTGTTTATGAGATAGAAGTACCATATGCAGTTGGAGCCTCATCAGTACATTCTGAAATCGCCTATTCTCAACCTTTTCACTCTCAGGTTAGTTATACTTCGCAGTATATTCCAGCCGGGTCTGAGGCTATTAATGCTAATGGTCACAAGCGCATCTTTAATCAAAGAGACGCTTATTATGGTAGCGAGCTGATTAAAAACCCTATGGCATACCAGGATTGCGAAGATTTGGACCAGTCAAGTGTCCCCGCGTCAGTAAGAGATATACCAAGTCATTTCCTATTTAGGAAAGGCACTATAAAGGAGTATACAGCGTATATTACACGCCGCAACTTTACATATACACCTGACAGTCAAATGTTGTCATATCACAATAGAATAAAGCTTGTAATAAACATTGATGATGGTAGTAATTCTGACTTTGTAATGGCCTTCACACCCAATACATCAAGGTATTATAATGGTAGTACTGTAACAAATTCCTTCCCGCATGAAACCCCCGCTATGGTAGGTAAGTTTGATATTTCAGCTATTACTAAGGCTAAGGATATGCAGGATCCTGAGTTTGCATCATTACCAGATCAAAAGATATTTATGAGTCCAGAGGCCCGGGTTAGTGCTAAAACTAAATTTATTTATGCTGATTATCCCATACTGCAGCTTGATTGTGTTCATCATATATCAAATAGTGTAAAAGGTTCAGTGGAAGAATTAAAAATTAATACTGAAGACCCGGAAAATATATACCAATCTGGTAGCGAGCATGTCGATCAGTGTGATATTTCAGGCACTATAACTGGCATTGCAGATGTACAGTGCGTTATTGAAGTTTATAATAAAACAACTGAGCAGTGGGAGAGGGTTTCTGATGCGCCATTTGACTTCTTACGGAATAATACTGAAGAGATTTTAACTGACATTGACTTAACAGCATCAGTGCCATCTCCGGATTTATATAACATGCATGAGCTCAGCATAGTAGATATTGCCACGCTGGAACCAGGGAGCGTAAACCAGTTTGACGAGTTTATGCGAGAGATTATAAATCCATCTGATTACTATATTCTGAATAATCAGACCGGGTATATGGCTCCCATCTTGTATATCGCACACCCAAATGACAGTGTTATTTCTAACGCCACCCTTATCATTCCAAGTCCTTATGCAGATCGATACCCTGTTGGCGGTGACTTTTCAATATTTGGCGTAAAGGGAGTAGGTTATGATGTAACATCATACCGAGAAACTACAGCTGACCAGGTATCAACCTTGACATCAAAATACCTTGATATACGGGGTGGGGCTTATTATAATGCTGAGGGTGATATTGATTACTCACATATTAGAATAAGGCCAAGATTTCTACCAACCCTCGATATGATGCCTGTAAAAACACATGGTAATACATTTGAGATGCGTAAGATGACTCCGCTATCAAGCATTACCCCGGATATTGATACATGCTTCCCAGTTCTGAGGTATGATACAGATAAGTTGGCATATTATCCGGAAAATATCATAGGACGAAATGCGGTATTAAATTTTACAGTCAAGAATTTTCATATAATTTCAAAGTAATTATTGAGATTGTGCGGTAATTGATTTATTTTAAATATCAAGTGAATGTTAAAGTATTAATCTAATTAGTAGCCACTAAATCATTGGATGTAAGATGTTTGCAAAAACAAAGCCTATTACAGGACATTTGGTAGACAGTGCCGGAAATACACTACCCGGAATATCCGTTGAAGTCCGCATGGTCACACCCAGCGGAAGCATTGTTGTAGATTCATTAGTGGTTAATGGTAACGGTTATTTTGTAACCAAGCCACTTCCGGATGGTGACTATAATTTCTATCACTCCGGTGTATTTGTAACATCCAGGCAGCATCGACTATCAGGTACAATACCGGTATACGCCTCCCAGGAGGAGTATATAGACTCCTCGATCATAAAAGAGTTCAGCGTTTATGCTGATGAGCAAAAAGCATCTGAATTCAAAGTTATGCTGCAGATTGATGAGAATGAGCCAACCCATATCCTCGCTACACCAAATGCAGTACAAGGTATAACACCACCAAATGAAATCACAGCCGGCTTTGAATGGCTTAAGGGTGACTTATCTTATGCTGCATCATTTTTTCAGCTTGGCAGTGAAGGTAAATTCACAACATCCAGATATAATATCGAATATTTCTTCGAATCTCAAAGTAGCAGCAGAAAAATCAGAAGTGTACAGTGGAGCGGCGTCCCTGGTATAAAATATACAGATGACTCACCTATACTTTTACCTATTGATTATTTTTCATGGATCACCCGTGTGCCATACGCATCATATATTGAACCGGTTACAAATGACGCCGCTGAGTTTGAATGGCTGGCTAAAGGTATACTTAAAATAAAAATTGATGGATTTCAAAATCCACCAGGTGGCGATAACGGCAGTGCTGCTACAGAGTTGTTTACCCAAGCCCCGCTTGGCACTGTTGTTAAAATGATTAATGGTGCGCAGACAATTGAGGGTGCAGAAAATAACAGGGTGTGGCAAAAGTACTGGATCGGCATCCTCTATAGAAGGTCTTCTACAGAGATATGGCTTGAACCACTACGCTCTTCAAGATATATGGATGAGGGCACAATTAATAACCCTGTTGAAAACCTTCTCGTATCAGAGATACTTGGTGGAACACCAGCTGATGAGGATGCTAATTTTAAAACCGGTGACTACCTATACATGCAGCTTTTTGACGGCATGCTCAGTTCAATGCTGCACCTCACTGATGATGTCAATATGAGATTCTCCGTAACCAGATGCCCTCTTTCTGATATTATGCTACAGAATGGATCTGAGATGTACACATATGAGTATTCACAGGAAGTTCTGTCAAAGTTGGCGGAGGAGTAATATGAAATTTGTAAATGCATTTATAGGCATCAAAAGAAGAATGAATGACCTCTTGGGGTGGACTACCGATAGTGATGGTGTTGTAGATGATAGCATCCAAGATACCGTAAGATCTAATATGCAGCGATATGGATACGGTCAGAGCGGCTTTAATCCAAAAGGGTGCATTGTAGGTAACAGTAATGGTAGTGTTCCATATTCATATAGCGACGGCTCTCTTACCATTAAAAGCAGAACTGTTATTATTACTTATAGTGGAAGAGTTATACTACTTGGTAAGGATGCCATTATTAGCGGGCTGCAAGTTGGAAATATTGTTTATTATAAATATGAAGATATGAATGATACAGATACACTTGTTGATATTCAAAATAGTAGTCGCCAGCCATTAATAAGGGATGAAAAATCGTGGATAGCAGAAAGCGTAGATGATCTTCTTACTACCACACTTCCCACTGAAGGTGATTATGCGGAGCTTGGAAAGGTTGTGTCAGAGGAGAATACACAAACACGATCTACAGAAACATTCTTTAAACCACGATATAAAAGTATAGGTTATGATCTTGTTGGGACATTTGATACACCTGTCTATATGAATATTATGGCATCTGTTGCCACAAGTATTGTTGGTGATACTGCAAAGGTAGAACTTAAATTTAACCGAGTCAAAGTAATAAATGGACTAATTGTCCAAAAATCAAATAGCACAGTATCAACTAATGTAATTATCTCTGCAACATCAAGCGGTGGGGATACAATTTCATTAACTGCTAGCCAATCATAGACATTTAAAATAAAGGAACTGTCACTATGTCTAAATTTGCAATCGGGAATAAGTATCCCATCAACACTAAGGAGCAGGTCAAGCTTGCTATGGACTATTTTGATGCCCATCTGAAGAAATTCAGCCCTTACGATCGAGTTGTCATTGCAAGCGGAATCAAGAAGCAAGCCGCTGCATTGAAGGTTTCTGCGGACAAGCCGTGGATTCATAACTACTCACGCATTGAAAAGCGTGCAGCGGCTTATTCTCCGGAATTTGAAGCAGCTATTAAGCGCCGCAAAGACTTTATGCGTACACATGGTATTGAGAAGGTTGCCAGCCAGGGTCTCCCTATTAACGCGGAGCAGCTTCTTGATAAGATTGCTGAGCACAAAGATGAATGGAAGCCGGTTACTATGGTTCAGAATCTTGCAGAATTTGACAAACTGGCAGGACTTGACCAGGAGTATGATGTCAACATCAGCGACCCGATCATGAGTGTAGTAGGGTCTAATGTACGCCCTAAGTTCGACGGGATCAAGATTGCCGGTAGTTTTACATCCTATGATCTGGCGGACCTAAGATGTGACAGCGAAGCTATCGAGAAGATAGCCGCAGTGTTCGAAGATAGCACTGCAGAAAATCTTCGTGAAGATGTAATTAGTGCTGTAGCATGCATGTCTAATGAGGAAAGAAGTATATTAGCATCTGAGTACAGTAAAGCTGGACATTAATTTTCATAGAAAGGGCGTGAAATTATGTCTACAGGTTTAGGGCAGCAGATCTTTGATGCAATCCTGCGGGGTGACAGCGCAGAGGCAGAGAGGATTAAAGATGAAATTGAAGCTAATCAGCAGAAAATCAACGAGGCTTACAGTAGTAGAAATAGGGGTGACATAGCCCTTATTCAATCCCACATTATTAATAACCCTGGAACTCCAACACCACAGGTTTATGACTATCTTGAAAAAGAAGTAAATGATGACTGGTGGGAATGGGAACTTGACACTATCTTCAAGATTGTAGAAGATAAGATAAAAACAAAGCTGCACCCGGTCATGCGCGATAAGATATCAGCACTCAGGCACTTATGCAATAGGGCTGAATCCTTTGACGACTGGTACATGTTCAATCAGTTGGCGCTCTCCTTCAGCGGGTCAATTTCTGATTTTGAAAATGTAAAGTTTGCATCTCCAGGGGCGGTAATCAACGCTGTAAAGGTTATGAATTATGTCAGGCCTGAAATGGATGCCGACTTTGGTGATGAGGTGATAAAATTCATCATTGTTGTATTAAAAAATGATGGTATATATACACCACCACCGTCAGTGATGCATTACATTGGCAGAGAAATGGCCCATATGGTTGATAAGGATACAGTTAGACTCTGGGTTGATGCTCATAAAAAACTATCAGAAGGAAACTTTGAGGATGACTCACCCGAAAGTATACAGGCAATGCGCATGTATAGGGCTGAGAAGGCTTCTGATAGATATTTCAGTAACGATATTACGAAGGATTAATAAATGGCAGATTTTGATACCTTGACCGCTGGATCTGGACTTGCAACACCGACTTCAAGTAGAAGTAATAGTGGTAACATAAAATTCTCACTTGATGATGCTGATTTACAGTATGACAATCCATTTCTTGATATGACCAGTACATATCTTCCAACTAGTTTGAAGAAGATTTTTAAGCTTATAGGATCATTTCTTTTTGGAGACTCTCTGATTAACACGATTATCACAAGGATGTCTGAATATCCAATTACAAAACTAGTGTATGAGGATTGGGAGACATCTATAAAGACTGATCGTGAACCAGAAGAGATATGGCGATTAATTCTTGAAGAATGCATTGATATACGCCGACAACTTATTATTGCCGGGAGTAATTATCATGGATATGGCAACAGTTATATCTCAGTACATTTTCCATTTAAAAGGAATATTACATGTCCTGAATGTAAAACCAAAAAAAACATAACATCTATAAAAGGGTTGAAGTATTCCAATAAGCACTACAAGGGGAAGTGCACATCTTGTGGATACGATGGCAATCTTGACTTTGAAGATATCATCACAAAGGATTATCGCGGTGTAAATATTATTCACTGGGACATCCTGCATGTTGATGTTGTTTTTAACAATATCACCGGTGACTCATTTTACTATTATGATATTCCGGAGGTTATGAAGAAGGCTGTGTCATCCGGTAACATGGACATCATTAACTCAACGCCGAAAGAAGTGCTTACTGCTATTAACGCTAATAAAAGATTAAAGCTTAATCGTGATAACCTCTTTCATCTAAAGCGCGATAATATATCATACCTTGTACCGTCTGAACGTGGTTATGGTATACCAGCTGTTATGCCTGTCCTTAAAAATGTAGTGCACAATCAGATTCTTAAGAAGGGTAACGAGATGATTGCAATGGAATATATTGTTCCATTGAGAATGCTCTATCCACTTCAGCAGGGTGAGGTTAGCCCTCATATATCAATGGACCTTGGTCTTTGGAGGACAAAGGTTGAAGAGGCTATACACGCCTGGCGTAAGGATAAAAACAAGGTACTTCTGATTCCACAACCAGTCGGTGTACATCTTCTTGGTGGAAATGCTAAATCACTTTCTGTTTCATCTGAGATCCAGATGGTTGAAAATGATATTATCATAGGTATGGGTACTATTCCGGAAATCATAAAGGGTGGGGCGTCCTGGTCTGGAAGTAATGTCTCATTAAGAGTTGTTGAGAACAGTTATCTGAACTACCGAACTGACATGCAGAATGTCTTAAACTTCATTAAAAAGAAAATATCTGCGCAATATAGCATTCCTGATATCAGAGTAAAATTCAGCGAATTTAAAATGGCTGATGATATGCAGAGGAAGCAGATGATTTTGAGTGCAGCCTCCGGATCCCCATCAGATGCTGTTATATCAAAGCACACTGCAGTTAAAGAGATGGGGTATGATCCGGATATAGAATATGAGCGCCGTCAGTCTGAGCTTGATGATATGGTTCAACTTCGTATTGCTGAGTCTAAGGGTAATGCAAAAGCAACTGGTGAAGCTCGTATTATTGATGCCATCTTCGCCGCAGAAGCTGATATGGAAAATCAGAATCGTAGAGAGATTGGTGAGCGTAAGAAGTATGAGCAGCAGATGAAGATGAATGAGAAGCGTCAGCGTGAGAACGCTGATTATATCAATCAGGAGGTCAACACCCTTGCTGGCCAGTCGGGTATTACTTCAGAATCCGTTTCTATACCTGACCTTATCATGAGGCTTACGGAGCGATTTGCAGTAATGTCAAAGGTTGCGCCTGATGAATTTACAATGAGAATGATGAGCATGAAAGCTTCTACACCAACACTATTTGAAGAGGTGTACAATAATCTTCGTGAAAAGAATCTTATTGAAGCCGATCTTATCCCTAACCTTGCGATGGCACAGGATAAGACACCAGGGGAGATACCGCAATACGTCCAGGGTGATCAGACAGCAACTGATGCACCAACACAGGTTGAGTCATTTGCATCGCCAGGGGTCGCAGGCGATGAGGCGGCTGCGATATCTAAAAATAACACAGCAGCAGCAAAGCCTAATCCTGAGGTTATGCCTCCAAGGAGAAAAAATCCATCGATCTAAAACACTTAGGCCCTTTCGTGTTTTGATCATGGCATTAGAGGTTCCCCCGGGAACCTCTTTTGTTTTATAATAGCTAAAAAAAAGACATATCACAAAAGTGATATGTCTTCCAACCCGGAAGGAGCTACTCAAACGGGTTTATGGATCAAACTACTTCGCAGCACTCATAGGTTTGCTGAACACAACAAATACCTCACCGGCATAGTTTGCACGGATTCTGGTATCGAATGTTGCATTGACACCATTCATGGAGATTTTGAAGTTGTCAGCTGATGCCTGGCGGAAATACGAAGAATCGATTTCAGTTTTCTTCATGTTATAGACATCCCGAATTGTCAGCACGCCGTCATCCGCAGGTGACACGGGAACCTTAATAGGTTCAAGTGCATATCCACCTGTTCCGGAGGAGACAAAGCTGACCATGATGTAGTCAAACGCTGCAGAGAGCTTGTTGACACCAAGCACCAGAGTATCACCATCGATAAGCTGGGTATCAAGGCCAACACTGCGACCCTTGATCGATTTGGTGTAGTTTGCAGGGTCAACTCCGAGGCGGGCGAAAGCATCACGGACATAGGCGGGTTCATTGAATTCAAGGGTCTGAGCGTCCTGAGACATACGAACAATAGTTACACGTACCATAATTAGGCACCTTTCTTTTGGGTTGTTTGGAAATTAAAAAGTTTTTGTTGATCCAGCTTTATAGTCAAAGCTGATCAGATTGAACGGATTGAGCTCAAGGTGAAGCTCGTTCCTGATTGTGGGATTGATGTGCTGTATATCAGTTGCCCTGAAATGATGCATCATCGTACTGACATTGTAAGCAGCCAGGAAAGTTGTAGTCACACCAACACTTGCTGATGTTCCGCACCCTCCAGCAACTGACTCTTCATCAGTATACCACTTATCGCTCCAGACCTGGCATTCATTGTAGTCCTGCGGGTTAATGGCAAAAACCATACCATCAGTAGCACCCATGCGAGACTCAATCATGAGCCTGGTAGTAATGTTGAATTCCAGGAAGCTCTTCAGAATACTCTTACGAGCCGCCATTGAGTCAACAGCCATAAATACGTAGTGAGATCTACGTATTGACGGGTCATCTGCCATGTCCTCGGTCACCTTACGATCGTGAGCATTTACGGAAAAGCCCATTTTCTTCTCGATAAGATCCTTCATAGCATCGACTTTTTTCATGCCAACGTGTTCGAGTAAAAATGCCTGGTTAGGCAGATTGTGCTCTTCCACGATGTCAAAATCATACAGATGTAGTTCGCCACACCCTGGCCTACCATACCCCATCTGCGCAAGTAACATTGCAATGTTGGAACCTACAGCTCCAACACCAATAACAGATACGCATGTTCCATCGAATTTCTCCGGTGGAACAAAACTCATCTGTCTGGTGAAATTACTCACCATCTTCATATCAGCTCCTTCTTTAAGGTTATTAATGTATAGAGAAACCTGTTTTATCCAACGCTGTTAGCTTTTCATTTAACAGCCCATCAAAATAAGCAGCTCCATATTGAGGATCGTCAGATCTACTATTATCATAAACAAGATCGACAATATTGCTTTTATCTGCAATATTACTGTCTCTGATAACCTTATTAACAGACTTGTTAAATTCTTTTGGGTTGTGACCATCAAATATTGCTGATGTAATCACCCACAGAATCAAACCCTTGACATACATTTTAAACATTGTGCCGATAAAGTTGAGATCACTATTATCAAGGCCGCCATCTGTAGAACAGTCATCAACATAGTCGGCGAACATTTCCAGATAAGACTCTTGCATAAAAGCATCAAGAGCCTCTTCATACATCCCTGTACCTACAAGCTTCATGATTATAGATTTGGCGGCAGTATGAGCCTCACCGTCAACTACGCAGCTCACATATGCATTAGGATTATTCGCAACAAGATTTGCAGAAAACTCATTGGTACTATCATATATTGATTTTAGCGATGCAATATCAAATACTGAATCACCAACATCATAGAACGACATGTCAATTAGCCTTTGTATAACCATAGCCTTGACATTATCAATAGGCATATTTTTGAAAATTCTGGGTATCACCTGGGCACCTGGCGCTCCGTAATTAAACCATACATGCACAAGCTCAGGATAGTTTACTCCCATTATATAATCCAGACTATCAAGAATCATATTTGAGTCTACATCAATTTCTGCAAACTCATCTGACACAACAGCGGTTGAACTGCTTGGTTTTGACTTCTTAGTATTAACCGGCTGCTTAGAGCCGTATATTACTTCATCAAACATATCGCGCTCAATGTTTCGGGATAAACCACCATGGGTGTACTCAGAGTTGTTTTGACATCCATTATACCCATAGCCGTCATAGGCAGATTGAAATCTAGCTAGATGGCCGTTCTTAGTGTTATCCAAGTCATTCATTCTGCGTGTAGCAAGATATTCAATGCTCTTGTCAATTCTGGACAATACCTTTTCATCAACGGGACTCTGTATAAGGTTTACAAAACGCTGATAACCAGACTTCAGGTCACCACTGCCCCCTGCAATATCCTGCAGTATCATAGATGACTCCCGTGCAATTCGGCTCATACATGCTGCAATTTCTTTTTCAGATGGCTGTACGATATATGGCATAAGAAACTTAGCCCTTTGCTCGGAATCATACAGATGAATTGTATGCTGCATACTCTTATTAAACACTGAGAATACAAAATAGTTTGACCGGTACTGCTTCAAATAGTCATCAATGAATGTATTGTCATACCCGGAGAAGCTAGCCCCCATATTGACATGACTATGCGCAATTCCTATTTGATCGCGCCATATCTCAAGTGTTCTATCAGAGCCATACAGCTGAACAAACCGGTTATAGAAACTATTACTGTGATCATCATGATCAATCTTGCAGAATGCACCATCCATAGTGGTATTCTTCGGGTAAAGGATGTCATACACCTCAAGAACATGGGGCTTGCGCTCTTTGATGAGTAAAAGAAACATCACTTCATTCTTATGGTGCTTCAGCATAGCTTTAAGTTTTGCATCGGCACTCACTGTGAAGGTTAACTCAGGCTCTTTAATAGCCTCTTTCCAAATTTCAACATTCATGATTAAAATCCTCCTTCAATATTATTATTCCAAATAGCGATGTGAAATAACATCACATCACTATCTGGAATTTTTTTGTTAGGCGTTAGGGTAGAGCTTGATAGACTCACCAAAACAGTCGTTCTCATTATAGCTTCGTATGAACTCGGCGATTGTTCTTATCAGGTCTTCATAAGCATTTTCCATAATAGCCTGATTAATGCAATCTTCGTAATCACCAAAGCACGCTGCAAGATTCCAGTTTCCAGTTGCATCCTTAAAAGCTCTTGCATGAGGGCACACAGAGAATGTTTTATAATCATCCATGACAGAAATCGGATCTGACGCAAGTATGTGTATACCACTCGACGCCTTCATCCGACTGCTATTGCTCGGCGTAAAAATCCTGAGATTAACTTCTATGGATAATCCGCTCAAAACCTTTTCAGCACCCTCATATGGAACAGTCATGTCTACCAGATGCACAACAGCGGTCTTCGGCCGATTATCACGAAGTACAAGGTCTACACCTTTTACAATATCCATGGATTTAACCTGTATCATGAAATTTCTTACATTATTAATGTATGAGTCCATGTACAATCTGGAATCAACCATTGCTCTTCTTTCCTTCTTGAGAGTCACTATTGTATTCTCTGATTCAGCAATCCTTTTATCGATTGCAGCCATTCTTTCGTTGAATTGTACAGATGTTGAATTTGCAGAACTCGGCATCATGGGATCATTTTTAACAGGATCAAGTATACCTGTTAAGATACCATTGCCATTCCAATCATGAATCTTATTCATAAGATCGCCATTGGCAACTGATCTATACCAATCCTCTGGAATAACAACGCCTTCTATGCTTTTCTTGTACATATCATAATAAGCTGACAGTGAACTGTCTTCAGCAAAGATCTGTGACATTCTACGGCCAATGTTTGATACATTAGTTTGAGCCGGCTCTGTAACTTGCACTGGCTCTGGCTCAACATCATCAAGGTCGATGTCCCCTGTGTCATCATCCTCAATTTCCTCTTCAACATCCAAGTCATAGTCAGCATCATTCTCCACCCCTGTGCGATGCATAACATAATTTGTGTACATTTCTGAAAGATGCTCAAGGGGTCTTCTTATTTCCCATGAGCCAACTATATGGCTATACACAAAACTTGCAAGTGACTCATTATCAGAATTTGACTTATAGGGGTTTGCAATGAAATGCTCTATAACATTTCCATATCTCGTTCCAAAGCCTATTGCAGAATTAAGCGTGCTAATGAAGTCATCACCAATATGATGTTCTGACTCAATTATTATAGCTCCATTCTCAATATGTACTGAAAGATTTTCGAACAAGGTTTTATCTAGAATCATTCCAGTTATTTTGGTTGCAGCAACAACCAGTTGCTTTGAATATTGTGCTTGATAATCAGTACATGTACCAATATCAATGTCAATAATCTTGATCATAATTTTCTGAGCTGGCATAACACCTCCATATATTTAAGTAAAAAGAAAAGGGTGGTATAGACCACCCGTTACAAAAAAATCATCCCATCCTGTTAGCAAATGCGTTTTGTAAAGCATTTGATTCAGATTTTCTAGCAGCCATAAATCGCTCTGTATCAATTATTGATACATCTGCCGCACTGTTGTCATAAACTACGCTCTCGGGAACCGTGGGCCATGCTGTTATACTTCGCCCAGCAGGGTCATTAGGATTAAATGAAGATACATAGTTCACACAGATAAGAACAACTGCCGCAAAATCATAAGATGCAAGCGCATCTGTAATAGATGTGACAGCATCACCCTGGCATGGATTACCTTCGGAATTAACATGTGGATGTTGACTTTCACCCCAGAACGCATCAATAGTATGCTTGGTATTGAAAATTTTCAATTTATATCTCAATGTTCCCTTGCTACTGTCAGGCGTCATCTGCAGGGATATGTGAAATGTTCCAATATCATACCACTCATCCTGGTGGTGGATATAAATATTATTAGTGAAAATATTTATTTCAACTTTCCCACTAGCCTTTAACGGGTCAAAATCATCATCAATAGGGTTTCCATCAAGTGTAAACGTGACCATTTTTATTTTTGGATTCCTTTTAACAAGATCAATCTTAGCTCCAAAATTAACCCCATGCTCACCTTTTGAAAGTAATTCTATTTCACGATTAATCTGATTTGTTCTTGTTTTGAGATAGGACAACTCAGTAATCAATCGTTCAATATCCTTATAGAGCACATTGTACTCATTGCGCCTTTGCTCAAGACCGCCTTGTATGCCATATCTAAGACTGTACTCAGATACTGCTGAAAAGCGATCAAATGCATGTTTATACTTATCACCAAGCATCGCATATACCTCATCCAGAGGTTTGTCTGATAGACTAACTTGCTCTATGATACTTTTCATCACGCCGTGAAACTGCATTGTAGATGTTCCATCACCAAATGAGCATATAATAATATGTAACTCTTGATCGACAATCTCAATGCCATACACAACATCTGTGATAAGATCCTTGTAAACCTTACTGATGCTGTTTATTTTATCGGTATTGTTTTTGGGATTTTTGAATTGAACAGAGCACGATCTACCGCCAGACGGTGTCATTGCACTTGCAGATTTGTTATACACCATTAATGCTGGTATTACACCGACGTAATTAGATTTAATATCATAGTTTGTCTTAATCATATTATCACTGCTGTAGTTATTAAAATTGACAACAACAGAGTTAATTACATATGATATTGATACTATCTTATTATACGTCTCATAGTCATTGATGGGGTTTACCACATCAACATTATCCGTAGTACTGGGCGAGCAATATAACCTTTCGATCAATACATAAGAAATGGGGTCGCATCCGCTCAGCAGCATGGCAACAGATCCTTTCCCAGTCACCGATGCGCTGCCAGGCTTTATGAACACAATATTATGATTATGTGCAACGCCAATAATTTCAGAAAAAGACTGAATAACACTGTCGCGCGGATTGGCAATACTACTAGTACCCTCCAGTGTGATAATAAAACTATTTGCATGATCAGGGTGGGCGTAAGCATATACTGTAAAGTCATTGCCAAACCTGTCATTAAATAATTTTGTATGTAACACTTTTGGAATTTCAACTCTTGAAACCTGGGATTCAGATCCACACCTTTCACCTGTAGCAATAATGTTTTGAATTGTTGACGTAATCAATTCTTCATGCGACATATTAACTCTGTGCTTAATTATTTCTAATTTAGCCTCTGCACTTTCAAGGATCATCTCTTCTGTAATTTCCATAATACCTCCTAAAAAAATTAAAATGGCTTCAAAGTAATTATTTCAACTTTAAAGCCATTATAACACGGTTTTTATTTTTTATTAATGTCTTGGTATGACTCTAGCCTTTGCCACTCTAGCATACGCTTCTAATTCAGAAGCTAGCGCTACTTTGTTCTGGAGACATTTTGTTATCTCCTTATCAGTTGTGTCGGTGCAACTAAAATCAATTGCCGTCACTTTGCGGAGTTGACCCTTTCTATGCTGCCTTCCAAGCTGCTGCTCTCTCTTTATCAATGAATGATCTTTTTCATAAAAGAGCATATAATTTGAATACTGCATATTAAGTCCAACACCAAGCTTTCTGTCCATAGCAACAATGAATCTTGCATCACCATGCTTGAACTCCTGCTCCTTGTCATAGGCGCTATCGCTTCTGTAGCATGTGATAACTGATTTATCGCCATATACTTTTCTCAACTTTTCAGCAACGGCCTCAACACTTTTCACAAATGTACACCATACGATAATTTTAGTAGTCTTATCACTTGGAAGAGTGGTGATGTAAGACATCATAGCATTCAGTTTGTGGTTATCCTTAAACCAAATGTAATTCGAATTATCAATCTCTTCGCCGGTAATAGGATCTTCCTCAACAACAGTGTTCTTGTAAAAGCCAGATGTAATCTGCCTCAGTTTAATTAATCGAGTTTGAGTGTGCTCAATAGCAACCTGGTTATTACATACAGTCCGACTACATGTGTCTCTCGAGTCACACATATCACACATATCATGCATATAAGCCTGAAGCTCGTCATCGATTGAATTATAAAACTGCCGAGCTTCACTTGAAAGCTCTACATCAATGTTTTCATAGATAAGGTCAGGCAGGTCCAGGCAGTCCTCTTTCTTGAATACAACAGCCATGCGACTTATTATCTTGGATACTATTTCGCGTGACCCTTTGCGTTCAACCCAGATGTGCTGATCTTCGTCTACGGCTTTCATGTAGTATGACCGGAATGCAAAGTAATTCGATATCGGAACAGCCCACGCAGCCATAAACCTATATGGCATAAAAAATGACATCAGATTATTAGCATTCAATGTCCCAGTTGCAATATACTTATATGGAGTATACTTAAACTTATCGATGATAGCTTGCGTCTGCTGGGAGTCAGGGCTTCCGGCTCTATGAGCCTCATCAAGTATGACCATTTGAAAATAATCATCAGGTATGATGTCCTTATACGCCCGTATTGATTCATACGACATAATATAGATATCATAATCAGAATTCTTATTCCGCACACTGAAGCTCTTATTGAGTATTTTGCTCACACGATCAGCCCCGCCTATAAGCGGCACACTTGTAAGGTGTGGGGCTTGTACTTCAATCTCAGGCCTTATGTTTGGTACAAGCGCGGCAAGTGTAACTATGAGCGCCTTCTTTACATCTCCAAGCTGTATCCTTGTGTCAATTGCCCATAAATACGGGGCTGTTTTACAAGTTCCCGGATCTGACAGAAGAGCTGCACAGTCACAATACCGCATCATGTTGTACATAATCTTCTGATGCGAAAGAACATGAGGGTACTTACCTCTGTATTTGTAGTCAAAGTAAATACCGTCATCGCCACCTTCATCCCTAACACGCTTTACAACCTCAGGGTCATATTGAGAGACTATTTTTTCAATCTTCTCAACATTCTTTTTATACCGTGCTATTGCATTTTTTACCTTTGACCTAACATCATCAGTCATTATTACACGATCATTTTTTACTGCGCGCAAAACATTAATCGCACAGTCAACAGGAAAGAATGTCCTCATCTTGCTCATTTGAATAAAGCCGTCGGCATACGCATCTATTTTTTTCAGCATGCGCTCATCATTACAATATGCACAAAGCTCTCGGTCATGTCTTCCTTCTACAATTTTTATATCCATATCAATTCCAATTGAAGAAGCCTGTTATTAGTTTATTCTTTTTCACAATCGCCACAAATTCAAGTGGACCACAATCCTTCCATCGATTGATATTAATATTATAGCGATACTGAAGTCCTTCGGATTTATTTTCTGGTTGAAAATTACCATTCTGAAACGAGCTTGCAAGTATAGTTATAATATACGACTTAAACCCAGATGGGGACAGTATTGATGAGTGAACGGGTTCATTATACACATCATCATATGCTGATGGACGCATCATTATAGCCCGTTCAAACCTGTTCATCGCCTGGGAAAACCCGTGATCTGTCATTTCAAGGACAACAGCATCTACGTGTTCATACTCAAATGAAGAAATTGAATGATTCAGCGCATCACAGTCCCGCTTTTTCAAGGCGAGACTGTGTTCAGTATCATTAATCTCTGATATCAATCGAGCGTACTCTATTGCCATGCTTCCAATGGCATCAGATGCATCTGACATATCAGACTCCCTATACATTAAGATATTTACCGCTCTCGATTTCAGATTCTGTCAAGGCCTTGAATTCAGTACGCCTGCTGAATACACCAACCTTTTCCATAACCTCATCGCTTACTTCAACACCAATCCTTTTAGCCAACTTCTCAAAATTAGTTTTGGACATACTCCCATACTTTTTGATCAGATCTAGGCTGTTTCTTATATCATTATCGTCAAGAAACTTTATCAACTTGTCTAAATCGACAGATGCCGTTTCTGTAGTATAGAAGCTTAACCTGGCTTTGTCATCTATCAGAATGGGCTCATCCGAAAGTTTGACATAGTTCTTAGCCTCAGACTGAAGTCTCTTTATTTCGTTCTGATTCTTTTCGATTTGCTTCCATGCTCGTTTACAATCTTCAGCATCACCAATGATAAACTCTCCAAGGTCATCAATGCCTTCAGCCATGTTGTTGAATAGATTGCAGTATCCAAATTCTGCAATATTACATCCAGAGCAGTATTCATTTCGCTCAGGTATAAAAGCGTTTGCGGTTTTACCCACTTCAGATTCAATAGCCGCAGCGGACTCCTTAATCCATGTTTCAACTTCAACAAGGAGGGCTTTAATATTATCAACACCCTCAACAGCGTGTTCAACAACCTGGTTGAATCTAAGATAGTCTATTCTGAAAACAATTCGATTATATCTCAGTGTTCCATCATCATTTTCAATCTTGGATATCTTGGCGAGCAAATAAAGATATGTCTTGGTCTGCATATCATTAGCCATATCTTCCTGACTCAGCATTGTTCTCGAGCTCTTATAGTCTGTGATGACAATGCTATCTTCATAGATATCAATCATGTCGGCTATACCTCTCCAGAATGCGTTTTTACTGTCAAAATCAACTGGATTACCAGCCCTGTCAACGGCCATCTTACGCTCGAATGCAGATACCTCACCCACAAGGCTTGTGAAATCATGGGTCTTATAAAAGTTACCCATAATAAAGTTAACTTCATTTACCATATCAGGATTATTACAACCCTCTCTGGCAATAGCAGTTGTTACGAAATTATTGAATGTTGCAATATCCGGCATTCTCGGACCTTCGACTGTAACATTGTGCTCAGACAGCGTGTTGATAACTTCATAATACAGCTCTGAAAAACTACTGAACCCAGTTTTGGAGGCCACACTTTTCTTATTGTCATAAAGCTCTATCGCTACAGCCTCAGGGTTTTCCTTCAACTTTTTAATCTGGCTATAATTTGTATAGCAGTCAACCCACTTCTTTTTGTGGCACCATTTTCCGCAAAGCTCTGCGATCAGGTGGCATGTCGACCCGACAACAAAGTAAGTTTGCTTAGTCTCACCAATCTTCCTGAGGTAATTATAATACCATTTTAATTTACATTGTTGAAATGAATTTACACGGGAGTATGAATAGACCATGCTATTTATACGGTCAACATCTTCCTGGAGTGGTGTTATGCCACTTACTGCTTTTACTTCTTTCATAAATAGATCCAAGCTTTCTCTATTAGGTACAACTAATTTTTGTAATTTAATGAATAATTCAATGTTTCTATCAACATCATATGTAGCCCTATGAGCTTTCTCCTGGTCCCACTCTATCTTCATCTTGCTACACATAACACGTAGATTATGCTTCCCGGAGAAATATGCCCTTGATAACTTCAAGGTGTCAAATGTGACTGCTGGTTGTATCATAATGAACCCAATGTCAAACTCATCAATATTGTGTCCAACAAGGATTCTGTTACCAATAAACTCAGCGATTTGCTCTCTAACTCCGCCCTCTAAATAATTAGGATGGCCAACAACATCTTCCCAGAAAATACCATTAATTTCAGACACCTCGAATGGGATGTACCCCATTTTTGGTTCGCACATAAAATGCAAAGTTCTACCCCTCCGGCCGTCCAGGTTAAACTCTGTAGCGGCTATCTCAATAACCTCATCAGTGCCTTTAGGCCATGAATTAAGACCTGTCGTCTCAACGTCAGCACATACATACTTAAATTCTTGACTCATAAATACCGCCTATGCAATTGGTTTAGTTTCAACCAGTAAGCCGTCAATGTCAAACTCTTCCACTTCAATAACAGAACTTGGTTTAGCAGTGTTTTTAAGTGCTTGATTATACCTTTCAGCCTTATGCCATATTTTAATTAATGACGAGGCAATAACCACCTTATTACTTTGCGCCTGGTGGTCAAGTTTACTTATTGAATCAAGCACAGCCATTTTAATCATGTCAAGCTCAAATTCAGAAAAATGAGCGTTGTACTTATTAATTGTCTTCCTGATCTTTACTGCATATTGCTTTGCCACAGCCTCTTCCACGCTCTCAGCGCGTGATCTCCAATATTTGATAGCCTGTGACTTAGTTGCCACAATAGAAAGCAGAGACTGCATTTTAAGATTATTAAGGTGGGCTTTAATAATAACTAGAATCAATAACAGTGGGGAGGTAATACTTATGAATAATACAAACTTTTCCATATCAACCCTTTCAGTTAAAAGGTGGGCCTTGCGACCCACCAAATCAATTACTCTTACTCATCAAGAATGGCCGATGCATCAGGTGCCACCCTTTTCTGGGTAGGCTCATCCATGACTACATCTTCTTCAATGTCTGTGTCACTTGTTGGGATAGTAACCCCAAGATCGTCTACACTTGACATTTCCATATTCATATCAATCATAGGCACAGCACTGAACTCAGCATCGTAGACAAGATGCTTTGATTGAGCCATTACCTGTGATAACATCCGCTGCCCACCGTCAGATATTATCGCCTGATTTGCATCCCGTATCATCATCTGAGTGGTCTTTGACGGTATAAGCTTGGTAACCCATACAGTCCGTCCTCCAGAGTTGATTTGCTCATGCTTCAGGAAAAACTCAAGGCCATTCAAGCCCATGAATATCTGAGGCGTATCTGGATTTTTATGCATTGAAACAATATGTGCAATTTTCATCTGCTGATAAAGTTTATGCAGCATTGTTTCAATTGCAACAATTGTATTTTTTGATGTTGTTGTAAATTTGTATGGAGTAAGCGGGTCCATGTCGGCTTCAGGCCATACAATCAACATACCATTTTCTTTGCATGATCCAGACTGGTAGTCCGGGCAATTCTGATATAAACACTCACGATCAATTCGGACGCGTGAGTCGCCCTGCTGCTGGTAGAAATCAGCTACACAACCCTCTCCGCACGAAGAGCACACCATCTCATTTCTGGCGTTAAACATGATAAGCCTGCTTGACCACATCTGATCAGGTTCAGCTACAAATGATACGCATTTTATGAGTCTTGGCTCTTTGTCTTTCTTCAGATCAATAGCCTCTTGAACCTCAGTGTTTTCCACCCAGACAGTTTTGTCAATAACTTTCTGCGAGTTTTTAAGGCGCTCTTTTCTTACGGTTTTTTTCAGTATTCTGAAAAACCCCGCAGCTTTAGGGAAGTTTGTGTTGTTGCCACCTTCACCCGGCGCAAAACCTGTTGATATCTTCCCTTTAAATTCTGGTTTCTCTGACAGGACTATAACTCCACCCTGTGCTGTTAAACCGTTAATCATACATCACTCCTACTGTTAAAACTTGATATAGCAGGAGGGCATCATCACCCTCCTGCTGTTAGCGCGCCTTACAACTATTAAAACGGAAGATCGTCATCGTAGTTGTCGGGATTAAGGGTTTTTGATGTTACAGGCTCAGTGGTATCAGTAGTACCAGTAGCACTGGTATCAGCTGTTATTCCAACACCAAGTCCGGAATCATCTGTCAAGTCTGCCGGCGGATCTATCAGCTTGAGTGTCCCAGCATGCTTGCTTTCATCCCACAGCTCAACAGTACATTTCATACCATAACCCTTGCCATCATCTTCATAACGAACGCGATATTCGTTGTTGGAGATATCCGCAGCTCGCACCACTTTAAGTTTACCATCACTGCCCTCTTCGGAAACTGTAGCAAGGGTTTTCTCGAGCCATTCAGGGTTTGACATTTCAATTTCAACACCTTGGCCAACAAGTTCACGAATGTACTTCTTGGCAAGATTTGCTGTATTCTGTTTTTTATCCGGATCAGCACTTTCATCCTGGGCAAATGTAAATGAGTGATAAAAATACGATCCGGCAGGTACAGCTCCAACATCCTGTGTCAGCACGAATGACATTGAGTACTTCCATCTCCCTTTATCGTCCTTTTCGAATCGGGGTGATACAAATTCGCTGCCATCTTTCTTCTTGAAAGCAACAGTTGAGGGTTTTACACGGTAAATTCCGGCAAAGTCAATCTTTTCACCGCCAGCCGACCCACCAGCGTGTTCATCCGCATTGTCCAGAATTTCTTTGCTCTGCTTCACAGAGTTTTTAAAGGCACTGTTCATACACTACTCCTATTAGTTAGGTGTTAAAAGGTACTATTACACATTATTATTATTTCCCTTTTCACAGGTAAATAACATGACATTTGAGGAACATATCCTCAATTTCTTCTTGACTGACAACCTTATTATTAATAAAGTCTCCATACGGCTCAACCCAGATGGGGAGTGGATTTTTAAACCCAAGCTTAATCACTATGTCATCAGAAAACATTCTGAGATCAAGTTTTCCATCGAATACTTCTATAATAAGATTTAATAACCCATCGCCAATATCATTCTTTACCACATCAGCCGAATACTTGGTAGGGTACTCCTCCAAAATATCCGTCATAGACGTGGTGAATCTATCAGTCTCATCATTATCATTGACAAGATGACACTTTATATACGATGCGAGCAATGGGTTGCTTTTAAACTTCCGCTTGATTAGATCAGCGTAGGTTCGCTCAAGACGCATAGCAGCTTCTGATGCATCATGGATCTGATCAGTTGGACTTAAGCGATCACCCTTAACATAACCTATCTTCAGAAGGGTTTGGATCATGCTGTTTATAGCTGAAATCTCCCACTGCTTCAAGTTAATGTCATAAAGCGATTTGTCAGGGCTACCTTTGCGATGGATGCACCAATCACGATTGTTGCCACCCATCATCTCGATAGCTCGCTCGAATAGATATGCCTTTGGTATAATCCTAAGGACATCATTCATGTCACCGATCGACTTCAAGTATGTTTGACCTCTGACCATTCTTGTCCTCAACCCTTTCTGACAACCATGCCTTAAACATGGGTGTCTTTTCATATCTGCCCTTATCATTGACTACCAGGCATTTCCTTTGAAGCAGGAGGCCCATGAGCCTTCCAGCAACAACCTTGGGGTGCTCCCCTCTTACTGATGGACCATCATCATAATCCCCTATTGGGATAACACACTTATTCTCAGCCACTCGGTGTATGAACCTGTCAAATACATTAGCTACAATCTGCTCTGTAAAATGCGGTACTGAGTACAGCATTTCCGCAGGAATGTATTGTAGAATATTATCCATAAACCGCATATCACCAAGAACACGCTTTGACCTGATAACCTTGGTATAAGTATCAAGCTTAAAGTGCGGGCCCTTATATGTTCTCTCGAGCAATTCTGACATATACGCAACATGCTCTTTTTTCACATATATCCTGGAGTAATCTCCATCTTTTATGCTGACAACACTCCTGGCTTGAGCAACAGCAAGCCGTGTCAGCTTCACTGCCATCTCAGCATTGACAAGGCCTGTTTCACTATCAAAGATGTCATTAAGGCGCATTGCCTCCTCATGAATAAATTCAACTATGCCATCTTCATAAACAGCGTTGTCATTCCTGGTATCAAGCCACCTCTGATATGCAATCAAGAGCCTAAGGTTGTATTTCGAAAAGCCATCACGCCAACCTTTGTACACCTTACCCCATTCACCCTTCTTAACATCCTCATTTCTGACAATCTGAGCAAGATCAAATCTGGCGATAACCGACTCACTACCGAATACATTTAGCAGCAAGTCCATGCCTATGAGTGACTGAGCATGCTCGCCTCCACCCCGGGGGTTTGATAACATCACTTTTCTACATCTAGCCCTTGTCTTCCCTGACGCTATTTTTACCAAATGAGCCTTACCCTCTGATCTTAATGTATTTAAGTTCTTCAGGGTTTCTGTAGATAGGTGCGATATCTCATCAAGAATCACCATGCCACCATCATTTATGGGGAATACACCCCATGCTACTGATGAGACACCGCCAACTGATGATACACCACCTATAAGACCAGCATCACTCGCATGGCCGGCTGATTCAACTATCTCACCGAATCCATACCAGTCCTGCATAGACTTTATGGCGACAGTTTTACCAGATCTTGACTGACCAATAATAGCAAGTTCAACCCACCCGCGTGTAATTTTATCAGGCGTTACCCCGGGAAGCTTTATGTGTAAAGCCGAGGAGTAAGCCAGATCACACGCCATCATAAGTTCTTCTCTGCTGTATAACCCAGCAGCTTCAGTATATATGGTGTAGCGCCTTTCAAGATGTTCACGCAATGTTTCTCCAAGGGTCTCTGGTTGAAACACTTTTAGAGCCTCGATTGCCTCATCGTTTAATACGAATGAATCTATGTGACTATCTTTAGGTTGGATATCATATACCACAAAGCACTGAGTTTGATCCTCCGGGGAAGATGTTGATACTGCCCTCATAGTGTATTCCTGGCTCGGCTTCATTGGTGTGTTTCCAAGAACGTATGCCACATTGGTATGGTTTACACTTTCGACATCAGAGGTTAGCATCTCCATTGATTCTCCGCGTTCACTCACAGACTGGGTAAGATACACAACATTAACCTTTGTACTATCTTTTTCAAGAAACCGTATAAAACTGCATTTTGCCGGTATATTGAATAAACTTTTGAATGCAGTCTTCTTATTGCTATCTTTAATTCTTATGAAGGACAAAAGGTCTTTAGGAAGGATCTTCTTACTTTTATCTGTCACCGGATCGCAATTCCTGCTTATAATCTCCATATCAAGATGATCGTCGTTTCCAAAGTCGTCCCGATTAGAGAACTGACACCCCTTGCAAAGAGATGTTGCTAATTCCTTATCCTCCATTACAGGGCACGAGCACCTGATAACCCGCGGCACAGCATAGGCAACATCAGACTGTCTTCCTACAGTTGCGTCTATCTGAAGTTCAATCTTACCATCATGAGAAATATTGCTTTGATGACCAGCTGAGGAAAGTGTGCTTTTACGAACTTCAGAGTCACTACGCGCAGGATTCGGGTCATAAACCGGGGTTTGGTAGACAATTTGCTTTATATATGAGGCAAATTCATCCTTTGCAAGTGCGTTGTTCTTTTTCAGAAGATCTGTGAAATCTTTTTCTGATCTCTTAACCTTACCAGTGACAGCATCGGTATAGGTTAAAGTCTCATCAAGACCTTTCTTGTTAATGTCACTCTTCCGCAGATCGATAATCTTTACCTCTTTTGCGTAAGAGTGTATCTGAGCGGCTATCTTATGGGCACCAGCCATCCCAGCTTCATCAGCGTCAAACATAATATAGAAAACTTTATCCGCAAAGATCATCGCGCGATCTTCAGCGTTAAACATTTCCGATATATTAAATCGTGAAGCTGCGCCAAATGTAGCAGCGTTTAATCCAATAGATTGCGCCGCAAGTGTATCAGGCTCACCTTCGCAAAGATAGATAATCTGATTCATACAGCTATCATATGGAAATGGGATATTTGTTGCCCTTCCTGGAAGTGGATAAGTCCACTTTTGAGATGACGGGCCAAATGGGTTGTACAATTTGATATTAACAAGCTCGTGCTTTTTATTAAACAGTGGCAAGACAAAGGATCCACTATTTTTATCAAACCCTATATTCATTCTCTTAATAATATCCTGGGTGATACCCCTCTCCTTCTCAAGATAGTCGAGACAGAATTGATCAGCCATAAGATTGGCGGTAAATTCACCAATCATCTGCAGTCCACCTTCGATCGGGCTATCATCTATATCAAGATCGCTTTCGGCTTCGGCTTCGTTATTTTTAAACCCCTTTGACTTTTCTGTTTTTGATCTCAACATTTTATCATCAAAAAGCTTCTGTACAGCCTTAATAGACCCATCAACTGATTTTGACCCGACATAATATTCAGGGAAATAAGAGCTTAGAACATCCATCATGCTTACACCGGTGTAGTGTTCGCAAATATTTTTATATATCTTTGGCTGCTGACCAGTTTCCTCAATAATGAACTTTCTGAGATTACCACGAACTCCACATGCGTGACAGAAATACAAACCATTCTCATTATTAATTGTCATTGATGGGTTTTTATCCACACCCCCGGAATGATATTTCTCGTTAAAGCATCTGAAGTTACCATTTCGTGATGGTTGTATAAGCCCTACTCCCTTATAAATTTCATGATATCTACCAGCCATTGCCCTGTTGTAGTGTTCATATGCTACACGGTAATGCTCTGGTGGTATAGTTGTATTCTTTGAAGTCATAGTTGTCCTCAGGAGGTAGAAAAAAACAGCTGCCACATTTGTGACAGCTTTTTCAAACTACCTGAATAATGTTACATGCCGCTCAACAATGGATTTGTACTGTCGCGATCTGGTGTTTCGTTACTATCAATTTTGATACGAGCCCCAAGGCTCTTTGATGAATACCAAATATTACCGCCACGACGAAATTCAACTTCACCCACGGAACAGATCTTGCCATTAATTTTTAAGGCAACATCATTTCGCCCGGTGAAGGATGTCTGCAGGTGCAGGGAGATGGGGAGGTCTGTTCCTCCAATTGTTATCTTGTCTTCATAGATCTTTGTTGGATCAAGTCCGTCTTGCTTATCCATAGTTTTTTGCCCTTTCTATGTTAAACTGTTGTAAGACGTTTAATATTTTCATAATAACCAGTGTGTCTGTGAATCATTTTCCATGGTAGGTTCCACTTTGCTGGAATTGGAAGCTCTTTGATGTATCCAAGGTTCTTAAAGATAGGAGCTCCGGCATATGTGACAGGATCTTTATGGTTACGCACATTATCATAATGGATGTTCATTTTATTGAACTTATCACGATAAGCTTCACCAAGAACCCTCGGTGACCCGAAGGTAGTTAAGTGGACATATTTCTTAAACTCAGAATAGAGATGCATGGCAATAAAGATTGCGATACCACCCCCGCGTGAATACCCTTCCACCACCAATTCTTTCCCCTTAACAAGGGCAGCCTCAGCCTTGCTGCACGCATATTCCTTGAATAACAGCGCAGCATCAGCAAATCCATCGTGGTATTCCGGATTTTTAATAAGATCCGGCTCAAAATTAGACTTCCATCTTTTTATATTAGCCCCAGACCCTTGGAAAGCAAGTACTAATCTATTAGCCTCTTCAGAGGAAAAAGAGAAGTCTACACCTTTTTGTGCGGCGGTAATAATAGTTGGTATTGGCTTTTCATGGTTTGTCATAACAGGCATGGCAACATTGTTTTTATGCATAACTTCAACAGCGTCACACAACCTATCATACTGAACCATATCAAGAAAGTGAGGGCTCTTAATCATTTTTATACTATCCTTCCTGTTACATTTTACGAAGCGTTTCATAAAATATAGTTACCACGTAACCAGAAAGCAATAGGCATTTTTTTCACTTTTTTCAAAAAAACACAAGATATAGTATAGATTGTATACCCACACGCATGGATATACAACCCCCTGTGTTATGCGCGACTCATAATTTTTACAGCCGCATCAAGAACCGCTGTAACAAGCACCTTTTCCTCCGCCTCATTGAGATGGGGGATGTCAGTTTTGTCGGCAATAGCATCAATAATTGCCTGGCGATTCTCTTCAATCTCGCTTATAATCAGTTTTCTTACAAATTTGATAAGAAACTTTTTCATAATTGAAACCTTTCTGTTAGGGTTAGCATAAGGAATACCTGTAAAATACCTTGATCCAAGCTATTCTTCCAGTGTTTTCTGGGGAATCTGATTATAAAGGCCCATAACACCCCTGCAGAGTTTTTCCGGCAGAAATCCGACGCGCCTATCTATCATAGCTTGCACCGCCTGTTTACCTTGTTCATCAAGTATTTCCTTGAGGCGCTCCATCGCTTCAACCTTCAAAACAAACCAGCCACCGGTTCGGTACGGGTTGCTCATGTCATCTGATTTTTCCTCATCAAATACAATGACAATAACCCCTTGCTCCATAAGGCTCTGGCATTTATTGCACGGATCTTTTGTAACAACCTTACCGTGCATCTCTTTTATTTGAGCTGCATCCCTTGGTGTTAGCCGGGTGTTCATAATAATTTCATGATCCCCGCCGCAGAGGAAGCATTTGGTTAGTGCAACTTCAAAATCTTTAGTATTACTCAAAATGTCTCCTTATAAAAAGGGGCAGGCTTGGCGCCTACCCCAGTTTGTTACACCGGGTTATTTCTTACCGGTTTTTTTCACCTCAGGCTTTTTCACCTCAGGTTTCTTCGTGGCTGATAATTGAACAGAACCCCTGAATGATGAGCTTTTATTCACGGGTGGCACTGACTTAGCTGGCGGGATGACAATGGTAATATCACCTTTAACCGCTTCCTGCATCACCTTAATTTTCTCTGTGAGCTCGAGCTCCTCAACCATCAACCCCTCTGCAAGCAGCATATAGGCAATGATATCTGTAATCTTGTCATCCAGCAGTGCCTGGGTAATGGGAGTATTACCATTGATCATATCATCAAAACTGATAAGATGCTTCATCAGCATTCCATACAGCGCCCTTTTAGGCGTATCATCGAGAAATCGACCGGCAATTTTGAAGTTGTGCAGTCGATCGTCACTGTTCTTTTTGGTGATCCCTGAATACTCCTGCGCCTTTTTCACAAGAGTAGCTTCAACAACTTTCAGCCTGTTCGAAACAAGCGCATTAAAATTCTGTACCTGCATAGGTTCAGCCCTTTCTGAAAAGATTAAAAAAACTGTTTTTTTTGTCAGATGTCAAATGACATGTTGGACATGTGTAATAACCCTTAGCCGACCATGTTGGGATGCCGGTCTTGCACCTTGGACACTTATTACGCCTGAAAAGCCATACGCCCAATGTCATTGTTAATAATGACACTAGGCCATAAGCCACATTGCGCATAGTCTTACGCGACATACTACTTCCCCCTTCCGTTGTTTGGTTGATTGAAATGTGGAACATTGCCAATATGGCGCATTCGAATACCTGTTATGAGATATTCAAGGCCGTCCCGCTTATTAATATTGATACGACTCTTCTGGCACACCTGCTTAAGCAGGATTTTCAACTTCTGATCAAAAATCACGGTATAACCCCAATCATCATCAGACCGTACGACTCGGCCGTATTGCTGCGTCAAGGATGTTAAGATTTTTCTTTCGAAATAATCCCGATCAGGAATTATCCTTGCACTTTCATCCCCTGTGCATCTTGCAAAGATGTACGGATCTCCAAAGTTTGGCGCTGGACTCTTCACAATGATCTGCCCCCTGGCTGCACCATGCTTAAAGTCAATACCCTCATTCATTGAATAGGTCACCAGTGTCTTCCCGGTATTTGGTTCTGATTTCATAATCTCAACCAAATCATCCTTTGAGATATATGGGAATTCAATCCCAGAGTGCCTGTTTGTCATAACCCTTGACGCCATAGATGCAGGTGTCTGGAATAACCAGTTTTCATCAAGGTTATCCATATACTCCATTATCATATTGCGCATCATTGTAGTTCCAACATGCAGTATGATATTTGCATTCTCAACCTTTGTATGTGTGGCTATAAGGTTTCGTAATGTGTTTATCTCGAACTTCAAGTCTGCAGTCCATCTTCGTATGCCACCAGCTGTTTGATAGCTGTATGACGGAGCTTTTCTCCCAGCTCCAAGGTCTAACTCAGACTCCTTCTCACTAAGCGATGCCTTCTGAGAGAAGTTCATATAATTGACATGATCAAGTACAATAATAGGACGCCTTGCCGCATCAAATATCGGACTCAACTCAATATACTCTACATCATCCTCGGGGATGCCGTATAAACTGAATAGAGCATGGCGATTAATCCATGTTCCAGACATCATAAGGATTTTGTCTGCATGCCTATAAAATGTCGAATCCATGAGATTGCTGATTCTCACAGGGACGACCTTGATTACATTCATACCTTCACTTTCTCGTATCGCCTTTGCTGTGCTAATACTCTTATCAACATAGTCGGATGATGATAATCGCATAAACTCAGAGGCAAACAAACATGGGACACCATACCCATTTTCCCTTGACTCTACAAAGTTTCCATATAGAAACCTTAGGCTCATTGCATTTGGAGACAATATCTCATACACCTCTGACATCATTGCTGTAACAAAAAGTGTATGGCCAGTACCATCCTTGAGGTTTGATATAAATGGCGATGATTTAAACAGAGATGGTGCCACCTTTTTCATTTTATCAAATAAATACATCCACTCTTCTGCCACATTATTGCGCAACATATTCAAAGAATTTTTAAATAGAATGCTGCCGGCTTTATATGTTACACGCAAAGCAAGCATGACATCTCTAAACTCTTCCGTATCAAACTGCTGCGATAGTGGTGATTCTATGAGGTCTGGAGTTTCCATCCAGCTTTTCTTAGCAGCTATAAACTGCTTAGCTCCGAAATCATCATATCCATCAACGCCATCAAGGTTTTTTGAGATTGACGGTAAAATCAGATCATTCAACAGATCAAATGATTCCATTCGCTTCTTCATTGCAGCGCTCTCATCAGATCTTGCAACCATATAGTGTATCAGGTTGCAGATTGACTGTGCAAGGAATTTATCAGGGTTATCACTATCAGAGGAGTTTCTGATAAATGCTGCAGCTGCCTCCTGCCCGTCTTTTGATGCAAAATCAGCAAGTACCGCCGCAGCGGTATGTCCAATCTTATTAATTATAAAAGACAGGAAATACGCCGGCCACACATCCTCTTCAAAAACCTGGATAAACCGGTTGATTGCATAGTCACCACCCTTAATGAGTGTGCTGATATCCACACCGAGGACATTATTGAAGGCGTCAGTCTGGAGTTCAAATCCATGTATACGCTGTACAATCTCTTCGATCGAATGAGCCTCATCTATAATCAGGGTTCTGTTATTTGTGATGCTTTCATGGATACCGAATTTTCGAAATATAGCGTACACATCCGGGTTGAATACTCTAATGGTACTCATAACCATAAGGGCTTTTGCCATCTTTTTTGGACACTCATACGGAGCGTATGGGCACTTAAATGATTCAATAGCCTTTTTCTCTGCATCATCAAACTTCATGTCACCCTGCCGCATGAGCCGCTGCGTCATAGTTTGAATAGTGTCAGTGTATGCTTGATATAGAAACTCCTGCATCTTGCTTTGTGTCATATCCTGATTAAAACCAACAACGCTTGTTGCCGCTGAAAAGGATAATCCACGATTTGCATATGAAACACAGGCTTGTGACATGTGATATGCTATGTCGGCTGCAATCTCGTTTACCTTACCTTTTAGATAGTTTTCACCACGATACTCGGGCGCTGACGGTATTGGTTGGGCTGCGGCATCAGCACCGCCAGTTAGCCCTCCACTTGGTGAGCACTTCAACACCTGTGTGGTTTCACTATCAAATCCACACCGGACTTCGCCAAGTTTCTCCCGGTTGATTTGCATCACCTGGGTTTCATTGGCAAATACACATGAATACGAATTGGCACCCTTGATTGAGGCTACGCCTGGCCACTTCTCCTTCAGGATCTGCTCCTGCAGTGACTTCTGGTGAGTGATGTAGGCTCCGGAGTTGAAAGCGCTGCCAAAGGTGTATGCGGCAACTGTTTTACCGTACCCCACAGGGGCATTGATCACGATAAATCTTTTTTTAGTGGTTACAGCCTTTTTAATAGACTCGTGCTGATGCTGGCGGTATAGCGGATTGCCATTACTATCCTTAAATGGAAAGTGTTGTGCTATAACTTTATCGGCATCGTCAGAGCTAAAATAAGGAACCCCCTCTTCGGTTGTGTTCATAACCACATCGGTGGACTCATCCTCATCGATGTTCATTTTTGACCCTTTCTATAAAAAAAATAAATACTCTTCCAAGATAATTATTGCAGAAAGAAAGTGAAAATAACATTTACTCCCTTTTGAATGTGGTGCACAAGTATTATTTTAGAATGTAGAATAAGAAGATGTAACCTCATATTGAAAGATCTTTATATGCAAACACCTGTATTAACCAATCAAAGTAATATTCAAGCTACACTTCCCGCTATTCAGAGGGTACTTGAAGAGATGGAAAATAATGATGTTCAGCTTAGGGTTAGAAAAATAGAGGCCGATGATAGCGCTATGCCTAATGAGGATATACCAAAGCAGAAGCTGGTAAAGCAGCAGCTTGGCATATGGTCTATCCCAATAAGAGCATCAATGGATCTTATTGATAAAAGCACAGGGGAAATTGTCAGTTCTGTAGAAAATATGAAAATCGCCGATATCCCAAAGATGACCGATCGTAATACATACATTGTAAAAGGTAATGAATACCAATTCACAAAGCAGCTCAGACTCAAGCCTGGTGTTTATACCCAGCGCCAGTCCAATGGTGATATCAGTAGTTTCATAAATGCAGATAAAACAATTGATTTCGATCGAGGGTTCAACAGAGACTTTAAGATAAACTTTGATCCTGAGACGAAGTTATTCAAGGTGAACTATGGTAACAGAACCATCCCTCTTATAAGTGCTTTGAGGATGACTGGAAAGACGGATGATGAAATAAAAAGCCAATGGGGGGATGCTGTCTTCAAGGCTAATAATGTCAGATACAAGAACCCGGAGCAGGATGCGGGTACAATGTATTTTGCGCTCTTTGGAAAGAGCCCAGATGCCGGCATGGGTTATAATGAGGTCAAAGAAATCATTACAGAACGCCTAAAAACCACAAAGCTTGACCCGGAGGTTACCAAGGAAACACTTGGAAAGCCATTTGACCACGTAAATTCTGATGTTTTGGCGATTACTTCCAAGAAAATCATTGATATAAATACCGGGGACGTAGCACCGGATGACCGTGAATCCCTGGCTTTTAAGTCAATTCATGACTCTGACACATTAATGAAAGATAATCTTCTCAAAAATGGTAAGAAAATAGCCTCGAGCACCCTGCATAAGCTTCAGAAAACAAGAAATATTCGCTCAGCTATATCGCCACAGACCTTTAACCCACATACAGCTGGTACTATTACCACATCAAAGCTGTCAAACCCCCCTACTCAGCAGAATCCACTTTCCATTCTCGGGGAAGGGACTAAAATAACACTGACTGGAGAGGGTGGTATTGGAAGCAGCCAGGCTATTACCACCCACATGCGCCAGATTTCAAACACTGAAATGGGATACATTGATCCTATGCATACGCCGGAAGGTGGCGGTATTGGTATAGCAAACCATTTAAGCAGCATGGCGTATAAAGAGGGTAACGATATTGTTGCAATGCACCTTGATCCGGAGGGTAATAAGGTTAAATTAACAGCAAAGGATCGGTTTGATAAGTATGTGGCTTTCCCTGATCAGTATTCTATTAAAAGTGGGGAAAAACCTAAGCCTAAAAACAAAAAAATCAGAGCTATCTACAAAAATGATATTGTCGAGGTTGAGCCGTCAAAAATCGACTATATTTTTCCGTTTGCCCAGGGGGTTTTTGACAGCTCTGTCAATATGATACCATTTCTTGATTCAATTCAGGCAAACCGTGGTCTTACAGCGTCAAAAATGCAGGAGCAAGCTGTATCCCTTAAGAATCGTGAAGTCCCATTATTTGATATAGTTTCTGAAAAAGGCAATAGCATTCAGGACAAAACGATGCAGATGATTGGCATCCCAAAGTCACCTGTTGATGGTGAGATACAAGATATATCAGAAGACAAAATCACAATAAAAGACAATGACGGTAAAATCCATGATGTCTATTTGTACAATAATTTTTCTCTGAATAGTGAATCCTACCTGCATAACGATCCCGTTGTTAAGGTTGGGGATAAGGTTACGCAGAAGCAGGTTCTTGCTGACAATAACTTTACTAAAGATGGTGGGCACTACGCGCTTGGTGCTAACCTTGATGTTGCATATATCCCCTGGAAAGGGTATAACTTTGAAGATTCTGCAGTAATATCAGAATCAGCTGCAAAGAAATTCACATCTCAGCACATGTATGATGTTAAAGACAGGCGTACAAGCTCTGGTGTATTCTCCAGGGCAAAGTTTAAAGCATACTTTCCAGAGGTGCTTAAGGCTAAAAATGAGAAGAAACTGGATGCAGATGGTGTTATCAGGGTGGGTGAGACAGTTGAACCTGGTGAGGTTGTAGTTGCTCATCTTGAGAAAAGAATGCCAACCGCTGATGATATTGCTGTAGGACGCCTTGACAAGCAGTTAAAAAGAGATATGGGTGACAATTCTCAGGTATGGGATAAGCATGTCAGGGGGGTTGTTACTGGTGTAGAGAAAAAGGGCAACCATGTTGTTGTGAATATTAAAACTGAGGAGCCCATGAAGGAAGCTGATAAGATTGTTGGCCTCCATGGAAACAAGCATATCATATCAAAGATACTCCCCGACTCAGAGATGCCGTTCAATCCAAGAACCGGAAGGAATATTGACCTTACAATGAGTCCGATTGGTGTCATGAACCGTATCAACTCATCGCAGATACTTGAAAATGCTGCCGGAAAAATAGCAGAAGCTAGAGGTGAGCGGTATAAAATTAAAAATTTTTCTGACGAAGACAGTGCTCGAAAGATAATGGAAGAGCTGAAAGAGCTTGGGCTTGAAGACAAAGAGACACTCATAGATCCTGAAACTGGAAAAGAGATTGTTAAAAAGATTCAGGTTGGAAAGTCGCACATATTAAAGCTTGAGCATAAGGTTGACCATAAATTCAGCGCCAGGTACAGGGATGGACATGATGCTTATGAGCAGGCTGCATCGGGTGGTGTCGAGGGTGGAAAAAACCTTGGCCGCATGGAGTTGGGATCACTACTTGCTCGTGGTGCGTATACCAACCTTCGTGAAATGTTTGATATCAAAGGTCAGAAAAACGATGAATGGTGGAGGGCTCTTGAGACTGGCCAGACACCCCCACCGTTGAAAAACGCCTATGTCTGGGATAAGATGATTTCTGACCTTAAAGGTGCCGGGATAAATGTGGAACAGAATGGTAAACAGCTCCTTCTGAACCCTATGACTGATAAGAATGTTGAGACAATTTCAGCTGGAGCTTTGACACGCCCAACTGAGACATACCGTAAAAAGAATTTCGAACCAATTAAAGGTGGGTTGTTTGATCCTGAGCGCACCGGTGGCATGCAAGGCACCAGGTGGACTCACATTGATCTTCCAGAAAAGACCCTGAATCCAATTACAGCAAATGCAGCAGCTGCCCTTGCAGGCGTATCCCGCGGGATTCTGGATGATGTTATTCATGGTAAGAAGTTTGTGGATGAGAAAACCCGTGAAATTGTAGCGCCAGGGTCTCATGGTGCTATTTCTGGCGGAAAGGCTGTTGAGCTGCTTTTAAGTAACATTGACCTTGAACAGCTAAAAGCAAAAACAGAAGGTGTTGTAAAGATATCAAACAACCCCACTGATCTTAATAAGGCTCATAAAACACTGCGCTATATTAAAGCTTTAAATGATTCTAATATGAAGCCTACAGATTATCTTATTTCGAAAGTCCCTGTTACCCCGCCTAAATATAGACCTATGTTTCAGATGGGTGGCGGTGAAACAATTGTAATATCGGATGAGAACGAGCTTTATCAGTCTATCGCGCAGACTTCAAATGCTATGTCAGAATTGAAACAGGTTCTTGATGAATCACAGATGGGTGATGATGTAAACAACATTGAACTCGCAGGGGTTCGCGGCCAGATATACGATGAGTTGAAAGCCCTTCAAGGACTTGGTGACCCGACAAGCTTCATGTTGAAAATGAAGAATAAAAAGGGCTTCATCCGGCAGATGGATGGAGACGATAAGCAGACTAAGTATGGTTTTATCCAGAGAAAAGTAATGCAGCGCCGCCAGGATCTTATTGGAAGATCTACTGTGACACTTGACCCGAATATGGATAGTGATCATATAGGGCTTCCAAAAGAAATGGCTAATAAAATATTCCAACCTTTTATTATCCAGAAGCTTGTTGGTATGGGTTATAGCCCTATTGAGGCAAAAAAAGAAGTTGAGAAAGACAGCGAAGCCTTCAGGAAGGCAAGGCAGATAGTGGCTGATGAGAGGGTTGTTATCGCAAATAGAGCGCCGTCACTGCATAAGTATAATATGCTTGCGCTCAAACCTATTCTGACCGATAAAAAGTCAATCGATGTGAGCGGAAACATTATAGCTGGCAATCTAGGGGGTGACTTCGACGGTGACTCGGCGCTGACTTCGACTATGATACTTCTCAAAAAATCATCTTTTTGCGAAATTTCTACAGAAATCCCATGCTCCTTTGGTGGTGATATGGTATATTACAGTAAGAACGATATTGATTCATTTACTGTAACGAAAGAGGTTAGTATGCCAACATTGGAAAAATTACCTGTTTTTATGGATGATGGTGACAAGATTATACATATTCATCTTGAGGATTTCCCAAGGCTGCAGCACACACGTGTTATAAAAGAAAATGGCAATGAGGAATTCGATGTACCAAGTGGAATTGAGATTATTACAGTTGATAATAAAACACATAAGGTGTTGACGGTCCCAGTAACAAAATTCTCAATTCATAAGAATTTAGAGAATTATATTGTTACATGTAATAACAAAGAAACACTTGTGCTATCGTCAGACCAAAGTGCGATAGCTGTTAATCCCGATACTTGGGAACTTGAGAGAGTGGCCCCTTCTGATCTTTCTGATAAGCGTATGATGGCAAAAGTATTGAATACAGATATTAATAGCAGCCTGAATTCAATACCTTTAGTTAATGTTGGTGGCCAGGGGTCTATGTTATGTAAAGACAAAATGCCATTAACCCGTGATACCGGATGGTTAATTGGCGCTATAATTGGAGATGGCTGGGTGTCAGACAGCTCAAGAACAAAGACAGTGTGCCTTGCGTCTATAATTCCAGTAATAGGGGAAAAGTTCTCAAGTGTTATAAATTCTTTACTTGAATCAGATATTGCATGTACAGTTCAACATGCGCCACATGAATTCCAGGGTTTTGACTGCAACAGTACAAAGTATATAAAATCCAGCATAAACCTTGCACACAACTTCTCAACCATGATTGGTCAGAAGGCTAAAAATAAGCATCTGCCAGATTTTTATATGGCTGCCAATGAGGGGTTCAAACTTGGCTTGATAGAGGGTTTAATGGATACAGATGGCTTATGCCAATTTACTAAAGCCGAGTCAAAGGGTAAAAAGACATTTACAATGCAGTATTCAACAATATCAATCAGACTGGCGGAAGAGCTTGTAACGCTACTCCGGGCTGTTGGTATTAAATCAAGTCTCAAGGCTTATAAGTATAGCCAGGGGAGAAAAGGTGTTGAGTATAAGGTTATTATATCAACAGCGTCCGTAATTGATAAAGATCTGAAACTGATTCACCCGGATAAACTATCTGCATATCAAGAATTTTGCTCTACCGGGTATAAAGATAGCCAGTCAATAGTTGCAAGACAAGATCTTGTCCCAGTATCAAAAGGTATCATTGATACAATGTTGCAACTCGCCAAGTATAAGGTTAATATATCTGAATACAACGCAATCTCAGATTCTAAAAAGACTGGTTGCAAATACATGACACGTGTAGCGGCTGAAAAGATAATAGGGCTCGATATAAATAACGCCCTGGATAGTAGATGGGTTGAAATCGTCAAGAATAAATCTATAACATGGGTATATGCAAAGACAGTAAAACTGAATCCAGAGCGTATTGACATGTATGATATCACAGCGCCTGGGCCATACACATTCATGGCAACTAATGGCATTATTGTTCAAGATACCTTGCAGCTTCATACCCCAATTACTGAAAAAGCAGTAAAGGAAGCCCTCGAATGGCTTCCATCGAAAAACATGCTAAAAACAGGTTATGATACAGTTTTGAATGCTCCGGCCAAAGATACTATTGCAGGAACATGGCTTGCCTCAAAGGGTGTTGATGGAAAAGATGTTTCTGATATATCAACTATGGACCAATTGAAAAAAGCTTACCAGCGTGGTGACATTCAGCTTTCTGATAATATTACCATTAATGGTAGAACTGACCGGGCGATTATGCATCTAGCAAACGAAGGCCTTGTACCGGAAGATCAGAAATGGGGTGTCGAGCTGAATGCTAATAGGGTAAACAGCTGGATTAGAGACGTTGCATCAAAGCGTATTGGTAGCAAAGATGCGCTTAATCTTGCCGATCGACTTAGAAGTCTTGGTGATAAGCACACCTCCAGGTATGGCTTTACTTTTGGGGTGTCAGATAGTGTTGTTGATAAGGATATTCGCGACAAATATCTGAAAGAAGCTAAAAAAGAGGCTAAGACAGGCGATGTAATTGAAGTATATAGCAAGACTATGGATAAAATTAAAAAAGAACTTCTTAGCAAACATCAATATGATGATATTGGCATCGCAGTTCATTCTGGTGCGGCTAAAAATATTGATAATCCAAGTCAGATTATATCTATGCCAGGTCTACTTATGGACTCTGAAGATCGACCGATCCCTATTCCTGTAACAAGATCTTATTCTGAAGGCTTGCCAATATCTGACTATTGGACATCTACGCATGGTGCTCGTGGTGGCAGTATCAAAAAGTCAGTGCAGTCCTTTGCCCCCGGGTATATGACAAAGGATCTTGTATCATCGATGTACCAGACTCGCATTGAATCTGATTCACCTCTTGATGAGGAAGGTCTGAATTATAAAACAAATGATATCAAGGCTATTAAGGACAGGTTCCTTGCAAAAGATGTAAGAGATGATAATGGGAAAATAGTTGCAAAGCGAAATGAGTTGATTAATGATGATATGGTCAATAGATTTAATCAGCACAATATAAAATCTATCAATGTGCAATCACCTTTGACCGACCCAACACCTGGAGACGGGTTTTCATCATACTCGTATGGGTTGGACAATAATCACAAAATGCCGAAGCGTGGTGATAATATCGGGGTGATATCAGCCCACACCATCACTGAGCCATCATTGAACCTTGCTATGAAGTCATTTCATACCGGAGGTGCTTTTACCGGGATGAAAAAAAGATTTGACCTTGGGACTGCCTTTGATGCTCTTGATAGAACATTGCGATTTACAAAGAAGCTTCCTGACAAGGCAACTCTAGCCAGTATGGATGGCACTGTTGAGGGTATTGATAAGTCGCCGGGTGGAGGTTACGATGTAACAGTCAGCAATAACGGTGCTAAAGAGGTTTACTATGTTGGCCATAGAAATGAGCCAATTGTTACAATAGGGCAGCAGGTTAAAAAGGGTGAGGTTATTTCCGAAGGGACGCCTGATCCACATGAATATCTCGATCTCAATGGTATGAAGAAAACACAGCGCTTCCTTGTTGAGAAGTTATCAGATATCAATGAGGGGAAATTGGATAAGCGTGATATTGAAACAATTGTGCGAGGTATTACTAATACTACCAAAATTGATGATCCTGGTGACAGTAATTTTACCTTTGGCGATAATGTTCCGCTGACTACTGTTGAGTGGTTCAATAAGAATATGAAGGATAAAAAGCCTATTCAGCATACCCCGAAGCTTGTTTCTCTTGGAATAGGTGGAAAATCCGGTGCGTCTGAAGACTGGCTTGGACGCCTTGCTCACAGCCGGTTGAAAGAGGTGTTCATGGAGGGAACTACACAGCGGTGGATGACAGATGTTATGAATAATACTGGAAACCCGCTCCCTGACCTTATTGTAACAAATAAGGATAGAATGGTTGAATAGCTAAAAGAAATAAAGCTATCATGGGCAACCTACAAAAGTAGGCTGCCCATTTTTATTTAATCAAAAAGATGATCCCAGATGGAATCATCATCGATGGCGGTTGGAGCCTCGGTAATGCCCGTCTCACTCCACCGATGATTATACATCTCGTCCATTGAGAGGTGATCAAAACAAAATCCCTGTGGCATATATGCCCTTTCTTTGAAATGGTAAATAATGTATATTGTAGGAAGTGTGCCCAAGTGACTGTAACCTCTTACATAATTATTATACCATGAATATACCAATAATAACATCGATCCCAATTCCAAGAATCTGCGAGGCGGAGCTTTCTGCATATGATAGGGTTGGCAAAAGGTGGGACATCATTATTATAGATTCCCCTTTAGGTCAGTTTTCTGGAGCTATGAAGGCAACGATGATTCACACCGGGGAGCCGACAAACTATAAAGTTGGTGACAAAGTTAAGGTGTTGATGTATTTCATCTATAATCCAAATACCGGCACGTACGAGGGTGATGTTACCAGCACAGAGGTTGTCATCCTTGGTAAATTCGAGATACCACCATTAAGCGGAGTTGTTGACGAGGATGATTTTGAAGATGAAATTAAATACAGCCACCCAAAAGGCATGGCTGACATTCGAATTACAGAGCACGGCAAGATATCTCAGCAGACTCATGGTATATCATCAGTAAAGTCACCGTATGGAAATGGGGCAAATGAAAATGCAGCAATCGATACAGCGCAAAATTTTCATAGAATACTTTCGAATAACCCTCCATCCTTTCCGGTTCGTGAGCATTTTGGCATAAATCTTGGCAATGATGATGATGACAAAGCATCACGCGTTGCCGCGGATAATGTTCCAATTGTCTATCGAAGATTTGTATCACAGAATCAGAGTCTTAAAAATTGGGTATCAACATGCGAAGGTACCTACGATCCATATCTTGGGCCAAATAATTCAAATGTTGAACCTGATGAAAAGGGTGAAGTTGTATTCAGTAAGATTATCAATGTTGATGACAAGCGTGTAACTATTCAGTCCGGAGAAGCTGGTGAAGGGTTCTTTACCATCAGAGTTGACAAGGTAACCATGAACGAAAGAAGCACCGGCGACGACCGTGGTGCCACACCTGGAATAGGTGGAAACATCTTTAAAATTCTAATATCTGATGATGGTGATTTGGTTATCCGCGGTGGTGGAAGCGCTGTTCCTGGCGCTAACTTCAATAAATTTGCCGTTACAGCCACAAAGGATGGTGAGTTCAAGGTTCAGGGTTCTGGTAAAATAACCTTAACCCATGGTGATGATGATGATTCGAATAACTCTATTGTAATGGATCCGTCAGCCGGAATTGATGTTACAGCTGTTAATGGGTTCAGAGTTAATGGATTGGCGGTGGTTACGGAGGCGTTTCTTGATTGGATGAATAAGTATCAGGCGGCTTTATGTCAGACTACATCCCCTGGCGGCCCGGCTCCAATTAACCCTGCAGCCCTTGCTGAGTTTACACCTGGGTATAGCGGGATACAGAGTGCTGGTGGTTTTACCACATCAGATAAGGGTAGCCCTGCAGTTGCAATAATTCAGGATGATGATACTTATAGGAGTATAGCATAATGCCTATTGTAAAAATGACTACATCTCTTATTGGCCTTTCAATTCAGTCCGATATAGAAGCCTTCATTAATGATAATGCAAAAGCCCTTGAGGCTGATACAATGGCTGGGGTTGAAGATAGCGACCCTGTTGCTACCGCTGCAAAAGTTCTATCCCATGCTATTGCCTATGGTTTAGCTAAAGGACTGGCGAGCTCCGGAATGCAAAGTGCTTTTTCTGCGGGGATATGCGCACCGGCGGGAGGCCCGGTTGGAACATTGATCTTTAATGTCCTGAAAGCACAAGCAACGGAAGTTATGTAAAATGCCGCAGGTAAAATTCAGCACATCAGTACTTGGCGCAAGAATACAGCCAAAAATAGAATCCTTTCTGAAAGCGAATGCTGATTTCCAAGCGTCTGCAACAGAGGGTAAGATTGAAGATGCTGCAGAAGCGATATCACATGCAATAGCTTATGCTCTGAACTTAGCATTGAGTGGCTCTGAGCTTCAGGCAGCTACAGCAGTTATGATAGCCCCTCCCCCAGTGCCGCCTTCAGCTGTTACAGCTGGATTGCCGACAATGGGGCAGCTCGCATTTAATGCCTTAAAGCCAACTATTACAGAAACTATGTAAATATCGATACCATAATCCGATATCATTATTTATATTATTTAGAGTATAAATAATAATTCCAATCTGTAGGTAATATGGACATGATTAAAACAATAATGCAGGAATCGCCAAAGTTTTTTGGATGGCTTCTTAGCCTTGGATTTGTTGATCTGATACTTGTCATTGTGGCGGCTGTTCTTTTTCTTTATATACTCCCATATACTATACTTGGAAGGCAAACGCTCTTCTCTAGGATCATCTCTCACATATCATCAAAGCGATCTTCGAATAAAAAATTTGAATTTCTAAGATCTGAAGCTTATAGGGAGATGCTGACCAAGGCTATTCAAAGGGCTGTATCGCAGTCATATAGCATTACAGAGAGGTATTCATATGAGGTTAAGCAGGAGAGGGATGCAACACTTAGAAATCAGATGAATTATGCAGAAGTTGAACTTGTAAGTATTATGTCATACCTTGAAAAAGGTTGTGAGGTCGCTGTAGCAAATAAATTGCGTACCTGGCACCCATGCACATGTGCCTCGCATGATATGGAAAAGGTATGCGGATATGGAAAATCAATAGGCGTGGTGCAAAATGATTTATATAAAAAGGCATTGAGCGAGGTTAATGACAAATTAAGAGATGTGATTAGAAGGGCTTGTAAAGAAAATGGATTCGATAATATGAGTGACTCTGCCTTTACAGAGTATAAGAAATTACGCATAACTGAATGCGTAAACACGATCGAAAGCACGTCGGAATCAAAAGTTAGAGAATACGGGATGGTTGTAACACATGATGATATATGGTCAAATTCTGATACCACAAGAATGAAAGAGAAGATTGAGGGTATTTTTGACCAAGCTAAGCTATACTCCATTAATACAAAGAAAAATGTCACTATCATAAATGAGAAGGCATCGAAAGAGCTGGCAAACGTCTCAATTGAAGAGCAGGTACAGATTGTGTCATTTACCAGTAATAAAAAAACTACATAAACAATAGGGATTACTATGAAAACTCTTAATTCAGCAGTATTAAAGAATACTGAATTTTCAAAAGTGGCTGGCAGCAAGCTTCCATCAGACAGTTCAGAATGGGAATCTGAAATTATTGATAAATTCACAGAAGCCTTCCCTGGTATCCCACCATCTATCAATAGTGAGATTATGATAACAAATATTGATGAGTCAACAGGATATGCCAAGGGATCTATTGTACTCTGGGGAGTGTCACCCATAAAGGTTAATATACCAATTATTGTAAACGACTTCAAGCTTTCTCCGTTTGATGTTATGGTTATCAATGCTAATGGCAAGGATCCTGTATATAACCACGCAACGGATGAGGCTATAGTAAAAGCTCTGAACAGCACATCACTTGGTGAGCCTGTTGCAAAAAGTAGTCTTAATGGCGGATCACCTATTAAGAGCCCAGGTGGTGTTGCTCCAAAAATGATGGTTGGAGCTACAGAGAATCTGTCAAAAATAGCACAGATGACAGTTGGGAAAAAAGATTTTGAATCGTACAAGGATGAGGTTGAGGGGGATTCCGGGCTGATACAGTCATTTATCAATAATAGCGGAGAAGCAATTCGTGATTTTATTGAAAATGGAATTAACTCTGACAAGGTTGACATCGATCAGGTATCTCAATTAATACCGTTTAAACCCTATAATATGATTCAAGGTATGAAAGCTGCTGATCTGATAGATGCAAAAATGGTACCCTTGAACTCTCTTATACCGCTGAGTGCTGGCGCTATCGAAGTTCGAGTTATAGATACAAATCGCAGCATAGAAGATGCGTCATTGAATGGTGAAGCACTTGACTCTGCCTATAATGGCTTTCCATTGAATGGTGTTATAGCTGAGTGTACCTCGGAAAATCATTCCGGAGAAAGGATGTTTGTG